ATCATAGCATGGCTACCCCAACCGTTGCAAAAACTCATGATGTAGACTGGCTCGATGATAAGTCTGTCGCAACGAATAGAACATGGGGACAAAATCAGACTATTAATCTTACAAACAATTTAGCGTCAGAAATTGATACGTTTGAAACTGGCACAATTATGACTGATGACGGTATTGGTTCTAAAACATGGGCTATTCAAGGGGTATTAGTTACGCCAGAAAACTGCACATTTACAGCCTCATCAGGTGGAGCTATTCGACTATCTGTAAGTCAGGTCGCAACGCCAACAGGTGCAGACTTTGGTAGTTTTAGAATCTTTATTCGTAATAATGTGACCACTATTGGAGGCGTATGGACTACAACTGACATATTCGCCTTCCAGAATTTCAATGGTGGCGTTACAGAAACGGCAACCATAACAGGAATAATTAATAGTGGTGATTTTGAAATAGGAGTTTCAGGGACTCCTGGTGCAGGCTATGATGTTACTCAGGCATCCGGTAGCAAGATTAATTGTACAAGTAATGCAATTGTGTTTGCAGATGATGGCGTGGAAATTAATGGTTTGACGATACTTTTGGGGGCTTTAAATAATGTAATTGGTGGCAACTTAACTATTGGGGCTGGAGCTACTTTAGATTTATCAGCATTCACAGGACAAATTAATCTGGCTGGTGACTATTTGGTAACAGCAACTTCAGTAATAAGTTGGAATACAAGTGTAATTTTAGAATTGGATGGAGTTGCGGATCAATCTCTAACATTCGCAGGAAAAGCAGAACCATCAACCATAGTTATAAAAAATATATTGGGTACAATTAAAATGGTTGATGGACCTATTAATGCTGTATCAAAAATAATTCCTGATGCAACTCTAGGAAATCCAGATGTTGAGTGGGATCATTTAGTCGCATATTCTATAGATACAATCGAGTCAATTGGGGCAGGATCATTTAAAACAACTTTTGTGTCAAAAGTACCAACCAACCAATATTCAATAACTCTCGCACAACAAAATCCTGCTGGATCAGAGCATCTTGATGTATCAGATTCCCATTTTAAAGCATTCATACTTTATGCGAATAGTGAAAATTCTTTTGATACTATTAATAACTTCTTTGATGGTAGTGAAGGATATGTGCTTGAAGATTTTAACAGGTCAACAAATGCACATTTAGATAATGCAGATGAACTATGCGCATCAAGCCTTTTAGGATTCACCGCACGCGCACGATTGCGCCAACCAGATACTATTGACCGAGGATCAGATACCGGCATGTCTGTGTTTGCTTCGGGAATATTAATTTCAGCGAATGATGCCAATGCAACATTTATCCCTGGATTAAATTCTGGACCTGGAACTGAATTAATACAATCAGATGATACCCAGGCATCAGTTGGTGCCATCAATGCAAACTCTGCAGGAGTATTAATTCAATCAGATAATACTGAAGCACAATTTAAAGATTGTAGTTTTTTCGATAATGAAGAAACTGTACTTGATAAAAAGTTTGTGCCTCTTGCAACTAGGCTTTTAAAGAAATTTGGTAAGACTGCAGAATTCACAGAGGAAACAGGAACAAGTTATGATCCAACTGATGGTAGCGTTTCTACTGTTTCCAATGTAAAGTATCGCTGGAAAATAACTCCACCATTCCCTCAGAAAGCTAAATTCAGCAGAGATAATAATTCAGAAATTTCTAAACTGATTTCTTTTATTGCCGCTGAAGATATTCCATTTACCCCCGTTAAAGGAATGAAAGTTGATATTGATTGTGATGAATTTACTATTAGTGAAGTCGGACCTATCCGCTCTGGTGCCCGCATAGCCTTATATGAATTGCAGATGAGACAATAATGGCTAGGTCAATTGAAAATACACAGAGACGAATAGATCGAGTGAATGCAGAAATACACACAAGTGTTGCTGGATTCACTGGCGCGGTCAGAAAAATTACTAAGTTGATGACACAAGATATGCTCCTAGCATTCCATCAAAAAATATCGCTGGATGCTTTAAGAAAAGTTGTTACTAGAACTCCAGTGGACACTGGTCGCGCCAGGGGTGGGTGGCAATCATCTATTAAAGGATTTAGAGATGGTACTGAAAGGATTGACCCTACACCATTTGGTGAAGATGGAGGGCCAGCAATTCAAGTTGGGTTGCGTGTAATTGATTCATTAAAACCATATGGTGCATATTATTTATCAAACAGTGTTCCATACATTTTGTTCTTAGAAGATGGCCATTCAAGGCAGTCTCGTGATATGGTCAAATTAGCTGTTGAAGAATTGAAGCGGGAGATTTTAGTATAATGCTTGATGGTGCTGCTTTTAATTTTATTAGAACTAAATTCAAGAATGATATTGAAATAGGGGTTCTGGGTGGTGGATCAGATATACCTGTCCAGTATGATAATGGACCTTCCATTGATCATCGTAATGTTCAGCTATGGCTTGATTTCAGGATTACTCCTGGAGAATCTAGCCAAGCATCATTCGGCCAGAAAAATCGCCATCGTAATTTAGGACTAGCGGTTGCTGGTGTTTATGGTAGGATAGAGAATGGCGATAAAGATATAATGAACATTGTTGATCAAATTAAACCTGCTTTCACAGCTGTAAAGGAAAATGCTGTAACATATAGAACTCCATCAATTGAACGAATAGGAAATACAAATAATCTTGGTGCCATTGAACCAAATGTGTGGTATCTTATAAACGTCATTTGTCCTTATTACTTTGACCATATAGCATAAATAAAAGGAGCACACCGTGTCTGATGCTGATCGCGTAAATTTATCATATTTTGAAGAGTCAACTTTTGGACTGGACACTGCTCCAGGTACTAAGAAGGCTATTCGTTTCACTGGGGAATCTTTAAAGCAAACCACAGGCTCATCTAATAGTGCAGAAATTCGTGATGATCGCCAGACTGCTGATGTTGTAAGAACAAGCATTGGCGCTGATGGTGATGTTAATATCGAATTTAGCGCAGAAACATTTGATGATTTTCTTGAAGCTGGTTTACTGTCTGCTGATTGGACAGCTCAAGTTAATATTACTGATACAACCTATGCTGCCGCTACTACTGGTAATAAATATACTGATTCTGCCGCTGGCTTTGTTTCTGATGGATTTGTTGTTGGTCAGATTTTGCGTGTTGCTGGATATACAGATCCTGCAAATAATGGATTTGCCCGTGTTGTGTCTGTTACAACTACAGATTTGGTTGTGGATTTATTAACACTTGTGACTGAAGCTGCTGGTGCTGCTATTACCTTTAATCAGCTTGGTGAAATTGTTAATGGCACTGAGCAACGATCATTTGGTATTGAAAGAGAATATGCAGACCTTTCAACTAATTTTGCTTATTACAATGGTATGGAAGTTAATACGCTTAATTTAGCTTTAGCAAGTGATGCAATTATTACTGGCACTGTTGGATTCATGGGAATTAAAGAGGATAGCAGATCATCTTTAACGGGTGGCGCTGTTCCTGCTAAAAATGAAAATGAAGTGTTGTCAAGCGTTGATGATATTGATGGTGTGTTTAATGATGGTCTTGATGAATGTACTGTTGCATTCACTATGGATATTAATAATAATCTGCGCAGCAGAAAATGTATTGGCAAGCTTGATACTGATTCTATTGGTACAGGTCAATTTAATGTTACTGGAACATTCCAGAAATATTATGAGTCTGCTGTTTTGATTGATAAATATTTATCATTCACTGATGCTGATTTAGCTTTTGTGGTTCAGGATGAAGATGGCAATGGCTATGTGTTCTGGATGCCACGTGTCAAATATTCATCAGGTCAGCGCGTTGCTGGTGGACAGAATAGTGACATTCTTGCTGATATGGCTTACTCAGCTTTCAGAGATGATGTACTAGGCTTCACTTTAAAAATAGCACGATTCATCGCACCATAAACTAACTACTCTAATCCAAGGAGAGTAAAATGAGATTAGGATCAATTAAAACTGACCTAGAGAAACAGGAGAAAGGCGTCTGGGTTAATCTTCCAGAGGGCTTAAAATTATTAATTGCACGTGCAGGTAATGCTAAGTGCAAAGAAATGACTAACCGTTTACACAAACCACTTCGTAAACAAATAGCAAAAGATATGGTTTCTGATGACGTCTTATCTGATATCGCTAAAAAAGTCGTTGCTCGATATATTCTTTTAGATTGGAAAAATTTACTCGATGAAAAAGGCAAAGAAATTAAATATTCTGAAGAAAAAGCATATGAAATTATTTCTGACCCAGAAAATGATCTGTTTTATACTTGGGTACTTGAAGCTGCAAGTGAGGAACAGAATTTTCGCAAACAATCTATGGAGGATGAACTGGGAAACTTGCCAGCTGCTTAGAGTGGCAGCTTCGTTTTGGTGAAGAAAAGTTCCAGAATAATTTATGGAAGATTTTTAAAAAGACAGGAAAGCTCCCAAGGCCTCTTGAAGATCAACCAGAATTATATGATGACCTTGAATATATTTATGTTGCTTTTTTTCAATTAAATAATTCAAGAGGGGACAATGGCTGGGGACCATCGGCAATATCAATAACAGATATTAAATCATGGTTGGATATTGCCTGTATTGAGAATGTAGATGATAGACTTGATTTTATCAAATATATTCAAGAACTTGATACCGTCTGGATGACATATCAGGCTAATGAAAGAGAATTAAAAAAAGAAGCCAAAGAAAAAGAGAAAAAACGAAAGGCAAGAGAAAAGAAAGAAAATAAAAAAAGACAAAAACAATCCAGCGAGTAATTAATGCCAATATTAAGATTACTAATTGATGCTGCTAAAGCTGCTATTGGCGGTAAGCAATATGAAAAAGCTGCTGGTGGTATCGAGAAGTCATCAAAGTCTGCTGGCATATCAGTTAAAAAATTAATTGGGATACTTGGCGGCATTGCAACCATTCGCAAAACAATTAAGGTCTGGTCAGAATTTGAATTGACCATGCGTACCTTGAAAGGTGTTTCAGGGGCAACAGAGGAACAATTTAGAAAATTAAATGAAACTGCCAGAGAGATGGGGGCCACCACGCAGTTTTCTGCAAAAGAAGCTGGTGAAGGTTTATTATTCCTAGCACGCGCAGGATTTAGCGCTGAAGAAGCAATATCAGCATTACCCAGTACCTTAGATTTAGCTGTGACAGGAATGTTAGACCTAGGAACAGCTGCTGATATTGCCTCAAATGTTTTAGCACAATTCGGTTTAGGTGTCAATGAAACTGAAAGAGTCATTGACACATTAACTAATACAGCAAATAGTGCAAATACCACTGTGGGGCAATTAGCTGAGGCTATGAAATCTGCAGGCCCAATTGCTGGTGCTCTTGGACAATCTGTAGAAACTACTGCAGCTGCTATTGGTATTTTAGGTAATAGTGGCATCCAAGCCAGTTTGGCTGGTACTAATCTGCGTGGTGTTATGGCTGCGCTATTAAAAACAACGGACGGCGCGGAGGCAACAATGCGCCAAATGGGCCTAGCATTGGATGATGTTGATCCTGCTAAAAGAGGTTTGCCTGAAATATTCAAAAGGTTTGGCGATGCCAATTTAACTGCTGCACAAGCTGTAGAAATATTTGGACGCAGAAATGCTGCAGCAGCATTAATACTTTCCAAAAATAATAAAGCATTAGAAGAATTAACAATGGCAAATGAAGCTGCTAAAGGAACAACCAAAGAGCTTGCTGCTGAAATGAGAGATACTCTTAGCGGATCTCTAAAAGGTTTAAATTCTGCTTTTGAAGAAATGTTATTGAGTGCAGGAGATTCAGGCTTGCTTGCAGTATTCAGAGATACGGTTGATGTTGTTGCAGATGTCATACGATTATTCTCTGGCGCAGAAGCACAGATGTTGCAAATGAATTTAATTAGTATTGAATTGGGTAGACAATTCAGCATTGTATGGTTGAATATAAAGAATGGATTAGCTGTTACTGTTGAGTTCATGGAAAAAATATTATTGGGATTGGAGGCTACATGGGTAATTATTACGAGCAATTTAAGTGATGCGTGGATTGTTTTCACAGGCGGTTTAGGTTCTGTACTTAGAAGCTCAATGGCTGTTGTTCAAGGTATTCTTAATTTTACGGTCAATACATTTAAGCGTGGGATTAATGATATAATAAAAGTTATAATGCAAAGTGGGGCTGCAACTGCTATACTTGAAAAATTGGGAGTTAGTTCTCAAGCCTTAGCAGATACCTACACAGCAACATTAACAGTCAATAGAACTCTGAGTCAGGAAATAGGTAAAGCAGGAAAAGCAGCAGCAGAAGAGCAGGAAAAAGTAAATGCAGCTGCTGAAATTGCTAAGAAAAATAATGAGCAAGCAATAATTAATATTGGTAATGAAGCTAATGCAATTGAAGAGCGTAAAAAGAAACGTGAAGAAGAATTTGAGGCACAAATTAAAGGCATTAATGATGCTGCTGAAGCTGCCGCACGTGGTCTTGGCGAAAGGTCTGCAGAAAAAGATAGTCCTGAAGCAAAAGAAAAAGAAGCTGCTGGTGGGCCTACTCCTGATGAATTAAAAGAAGCTCAAGATGAAATTGATGCAATATTAACTGATACCCAGGCACGCAGACTTGAATTATTATCTTCAGGCTTAAGCATTGAAGAACAAATGCGGCAAGAGGCATTTGATAAGAAAATGGAAAAGGAAATTGAACGTGCAGAGCTTGATAAAGAATTTATTAATTCATTGCATGAATCTGCTTTTGAAAGTGAAGAAGAAAAAGCTAAAATACTTGAGGATATAAATTCCAAACATCTTGAGCGTTTGAATAAAATGGAAGATGAATTCCATAATGAACGTGTTAAACGCGATGCCAAAAAATTCCGCATGCGTCTGCAAGGGGCAAGTCAATTTCTGGAAGCGGCATCAATTTTATCTGAGGCATTTGGTTCAGGATCATTAGCCAATAGTAAATTGTTTGGTGTAGCACAGGCAGCTGTTTCTACATCTATTGGTATTGCTCGTGCAATGGAACTTGGTTTCCCAGCGGCATATCCAGCTATGGCATTAGCTGCGGCAACAGGCGCAGCACAGATAGCAACAATCCTAGGGGCATCAAAAGGTTCAGGCACAATTTCAGCACCGCCAACAGGTGGAGGCGCAGCAGCACAAACAGCATCAGCGCCAGACAGTGGAGGCGCAGGGGGCGAGGCACCACCACGATCAGAAGTTGATTTGCGCATTAGCGGATTACAACCTGGCCAGCTAGTAACGACTGAAATGGTTGAAGCAATATTTGATAAGGCTAATGAATTAATTGATGATGACTTTAGTCTGGGAAGTATTGCGGTGCTGCGATAATGTCTTTATTATATAAAGGATTTTTCTTATTTTACGATGAAGTTGATCAGAAAATGTTTACTGCAACAAATGTGGATGATCAACGAAATGTAATATCATATCGACTTGGCGACCCTGCTATTTATGATTTGAGCGGGACCACTATAGATATTATTTCAGAATATAATACTGCAAGAGTCCAAACAGCGTTTGGATTATTTTTAGAAACAGATGGAACAGATTTAACATATCAGTTTCAACACAGTGATGATGGAATATCCTATACAGATTTAATCGCTGCAACTGCTATTGATGAAACTAAAAAAGTGCATGTGGAAGTATCCTTTGATTTCACTACAGAAATAACGCCAAGTGAGTCGCATAAATTTTGGCGCATTAGGATTAATAATCCCAGTCAAGTTGCTGTGACGATTAGGCAAGCTGCTTTAGGTGAAGGTATATTTTTTGAAAGAGGATTTAATGTTGGGCAGGCAGTCCCTGGGTTTGATCAATCCATTAAAGCAGTTGGGCAGCCACAATCTACAGGGATGCCATTAGGTAGAAAATACTATAACAGACGTGTAAATTTTACAGGCACATTATCTTTATTAAGTGAAAATAGTTCTGTGGTTAGATCGTTTTGGACTAATTATAATATTAAGCCTGTATTTCTTGTTTGGAATATGAGCACAAAATATTATAGGCCAATGCTTTTATATCGTAAAGAGAAAAAGAAACACGAAAAATATGATACGCTTGTGACTAATAATATGATTGTAAGTGGAAGGGGCTATGTATGACCTCATGTGAATCTTCCACACTATTTACTAATAAAGCAATTGGTTCAACGATAATTACTTCTGGAGAGGATACTGATACATTTAAAGAAAATGTAACAGATCGTTACTTATATTCAGCGTGGCAGGATAGTGTTGACGCTAATCCATTTATTGAATTTGATTTAGGCTCCGCACAAACAATAGATGCCATTGGCATGTTTGGATTGGAAGGTGATAGTACTGATGATCATGGATTTGAAATATTTGCAGGCGCAGCAACAGATCCTGCCGCATCAATTTTAACTGGCACATTGTTTGCCAATGAAACATTCTTTGAATCCATTTCAGGCGTAAGCCATCGCTTCTGGCGTTTTGTTTTTGATGGTCCTGCAAAAATGGTTAATATTATGATTGGCGAAAAATTAATATTTGAAAGGCCAATGGAAACGGATTTCATGAGGCCACCTGGCGCTGATGATTATCAATATACAGAATTATATAGTGAAGATGGATTCCCTTTAGGAAAATTAATTGAGCAATCAGGAAAGCATTTAATCATATCACAATTAGATATGTCGCATGATTTCTTTCATGCATCTTGGTTACCATTTATAGATTATGCTTATGGTGATTTAGATGACGATAATGACGGGGTATTTTATATTTCATGGAACGAAGTTGATTTCCCTAGGGAGGCTGTTTTCTGCGTTTCGGATAGAACCCCTGGGAAGCAAAGTTATACGACAAGAGATGGTACTGATGGCACACTTAAAATATTAGCTTATGGCAATCCTGGCGATGCACCAATATTGGCTCCTGCATTTAATAACATGGTTTGGGATGATGGCAATAACATGGTTTGGGATGATGGCAACAATATGATTTGGGAGAATTAAATGACTGATCAGAAATTTAAAGATAAAACAGTTATAACAAAATTATTAACGTCAAGCTTATTTGGCATTGGGGATACGACTGCAGGTTCAGGTAATAAATGGAACCCTGCACAATCAATTCTGGATATACTTAATTTTGAAATAACACCAATTGCTGTAACAACTATATTGACTTCAGCTAATTGGGGCCAAGAGATATCTTTATCAGGTGCAACCTTTACTTTAACATTACAGACTGCTGTTGGGCAAGCTGGCAGGACAATGCGGGTATCTGTTGATCCTGGTTCTGTTGGTATTTATACAATTGACCCTACAGGATCTCAAACGATTGATGGCGCATTAACTATTGATATGATTGATGGGGATTTTATTGAATTGCGTAGTGATGGTGCTAATTGGCAGGTGACGAGAAATAAAAATAATGCATTAGCATTATCAGACAAGCCTGTAGCTGTTACAACAACATTGACAGTTTTGGATTGGGGCAAATTAATAACATTGTCAGGTGCAACATTTACTTTGACAATGCAAACTGCTGTTGGTCAAGCTGGAAGGATTATGGGGATTCTTGTTGATCCTACGGCTGTGGGTATTTATACGATTGATGGCAGCGGTGCCCAGACTCTTGGTGGCAATGCAGATGTAAAAATGGTGGCTGGCGATTATTTACAAGTAAGGAGTGATGGAGCTAATTGGGAGATTATAGATTCTAAAAGCAATTTAATTGATGTTGCAGAAAATCCAAAATCATCTACATCAACATTGGTATTAGCGGATTGGGGCAAGACAGTAATACTTTCCGGTGCAACCTTTACTTTAACATTACAGACTGCTGTTGGGCAAGCTGGCAGGGTGTTGAATATATTAGTACAGGCAGGAGAGACAGGAATCTACACAATTGCCGCAAGTGGATTTCAGGATATTGCTGGAAACACAACGTATAAAATTGTTGATGGGGAATTTTTATCTATTCGTAGTGATGGGTCTGATTGGCAAATTGTTCACGAGGTATATGTCACTCATGCAATTTATAGCGATACATCAAGTCAAGCGGTAACTGCCAGTAGTGAAAATTTAGATTATGGAACTAAGCTTGATGGTTCGGATTTGCATGGAGCGTGGGATGGCAATCAATATGTTGTGCCCCAACCTGGTATCTATGCTGCGCGGTGTTCATTAAATTTCACATCGGGTGGTGCCAGTGCATTTCTTAAACATCAAGGTAATACAAGAGCATATGGCAACGATTTTGGGGGAACAAGCACTGGAGTGTTTACGGTATTTGGTACATTTTTCTGTAATGTTGGCGATACTATAGAATTTAGATCTGATGGTGGAGGCACACGAAGTTCTAATGGCGATGTCAACAGCATGTCAATTTCAAGGATAGGATAAAACTATGGCTACTAAACAAAGACGAGTAAAACATAATATATTAAAAAAGCCTGATAACACTCCCAAAGAGTGGATGTGGACTGATGATGATGGAAGATCGTTTGCTGATTTCATGTTACATTTAAAAAAATCATTTGAAGATGATTTTACTGTGATGGATGAGGAACAAAGTGATGATGCAAAGGCATTTGCACAAATGAGAAACATATGGAATAAAATTGATGATGCTGATGATGCAATATCAAAAACGGCAACAAAAGAAATATTGAAAAGAATACTTAAAAGATTGAAACTGATTGATGGCTAATTTTGATGCGCAACGTAAGGAGCCAATACGCACACAGCTCACAATTATTGAGATGGATCTAGATTTTTGTGCTGAGACATATGGCGTTGCTCCTTGTGTTGCATCTATTCCTGCAACGGGTCCTGACAAATGTTTTAATGTGAGATCAAAAAGTGCAAAAGCAAATTGCCAGGATGTTGCAAATTTTAATCAAACATTAAAAACATATAGATTCTGCACTCCAACAATACGGCCCCCACTCAATGCAATCCCTAGCGTCTTGGATGTAAATATAAGTCCAACGACTATAACCCCTGGAGATGGCTTAGGCAAAAGAGGCAGTGTGACAATAACATTCCAAGATCACACATGGCATGATCGCGGCATTGATAAATATTTTGCAGATCGTGCATTTGATATTGAAAAGCAAGGAACATATTGGGGCAGGTTCTTTGCACGCAATACGTTCTATCAAAATAGAGAATTAAGAGTCCTTGAAGGATTTTTAACTGATCCATTTGAAATAGGTGCATTCCAGATACGGACATATCAAATAGAAAGTATGACTGCGCCTGATGCTGCAGGGATATTTAAAGTTGTTGCCAAAGATATAATGAAAGTAGCTAGTAATAAAAAGGCATTGATTCCAAAAGTAACTGTTGGAGAATTGCAGACAGCTATTAATGATACGGATGCAACACCAACCATTGAGCTTGATGATTCAACTGAATACCGTGATCCTGCTGTAACACTACTAACTGAATTTGTTATTATTGGCGATGAGATCTTTTCTTATTCTGCAATTAGCGGAAATGATCTAACAACTTCTGGACGTGCATTATTTAATGGAGCAAAAGAATCGCATGACATTGATGACACAGTGCAGCAGTGCCATAATTATACTGATGTGCCTTTTGCAGATGCACTTGAAGAAGCACTTGTTGAATTTGGAAATGTATTGCAAACACATATACCTAAAACTGATTGGGAGGATGAATTAGAAACATGGCTCCCTGATTTAGATCTCACAGGAATTATTGTTGAGCCAATGGGTGTATTAGCATTAGTTGACGAGTGGCTAAGATTATTCCCTTTATATATATGGGCTGATGAAATTGATGTTGAGATTAAATTATCTGCAATTCAACCGCCATTCGCGCAGGATTTCCCTAGCTTAACCAAAGAAGGGTCTGTGGTACAGAATTCCGTGAAGGTCACCGAGCGAGTTAAAGATAGAATATCAAATGTAGTTTTCCATTATAATATTACTGACCCAACTGACGATTTAGAGAAAAAGAAAAATTATACTAGGACTGATAATCCAATTGATGTTAATGCCGAAAGTGTGCAAGAATATGATGAGCGTAGAACTAGGACAAAGCATTGCAGGTGGTTGACTGCTGCCCAAAGGGGTCTGGTTCAGCAAATGACATCAAGAGAATTAAGCAGATTTAGAAACAATCCAAAGTTTATTGATTTCATGATCGAAGTTAAAGACCAGGATATTTGGACTGGTGATACGGTTCTATTCCAAAGTAATCAATTACAAGACGCTGACGGATTAAGCCCTGGTATATTTATTAAAATACTGCAAGCCAAAACAATGAAGAATGGCAAGATTGCTATGAAGGCTGAAGATGTGCGCTTTGAGGGCAGATACTTCTTGGTCAGCCCAACTGCTGAATTTTCAGCAATTGATTATCCCGCCGCTAGTGATGAAGATAAAGCTAGATATGGATGGGTTGGAGATGATACTTTAATAAATCAGGGCTTTGGGAATGGCGATGCACCTTATAGACTTATATGAGAGGAATAATGAATGTCTGTTTATGATGAAATAACGAATGGTGAAATTGATGCTGAGTCTCCGTGGACGGCGGCGGTCACATTTAAAAATCGTGATAATCCTTTAGCAATATTTGAGGGTGACGCTACTGCTCGCACTGCATTAAAAGGCGTGGCAATTGATTTTAATTCGCAATTTGCAATATTCACGGATGAGACTGATACAACAAAAGTTTTAGTACCTGATGGAGTTGATGGCGCTGTGTGGGGTGTAAATACTCCAGGGGCAGGTTCTGTTGACCAAGCAGCTTTGGATACATCAACAGGGACGGTTGATAGTATTAGTGGCACTCCATCAAAGAGAACATTACCAGGTGGCCAATATGCATTTTATCCAGAATCGAGAGCAACAGTAAGTAATGCAGGCGATGTTCAGGCGCAAATAGTGGGTCCTGGTGCTACTGCTGCAGCATTAGGGACAAGCTTTGCTACAAATATATATCTCCAGGGCGATGTTTCTCCTGTCACAGCTATAAGTGTGCGCACTACATTTATAAATGCTTCTCCACCTTTTGATTTAGGTGATGGAGAGATTCCATTATTTATATTTGTCGAAATAGATTCTGGTGGAAATATTTTAGGGTCATATGTTGCTCCAATTCCACCTTGGGCATATAATGGGCCAACCCGTTTGCGTGCTGATAAAATAACTAGGAATAAATCTGGTAAAGTTATTAATAAAATATTGAAAATGTCTCGCTATGAATTAGCTGTTGAGAAATTTAATCGACTGAAAGCAAAAGGCATTGCAATACCAACTGATGATGATGTCCGTTTATATTCTACACAACAGACTAAAGAATATAAAGATGAAATGAAAATAATACCAATGGATCAAGAAAGAAAAAATAGAGATATGGACATATTGCCACACCACACTGTTAAACAAACTGGCGTCACCATCGCGCTGTTAGATCCACCAGACACATTGGATTTATTAGAGAAACATGAAGCTGGATTATATATTTCTGATATGTTGTATGAAGGTTATATAGAATTAAATAATGATACCATTAATCGCTCAACTCCAGAAGGCGTCACACCCGTGAAATTCAGCTGGAAGAACAGTGCCTGATTTTATTACTCGTGAGGAGTTTGATATGTATGTTAAGACCCAAGATGCAGCTACAAAGCGTATTGAAAATGGATTAACAGACATATTGAATTCACAAAATAAAACACAGGCTATAGTCTCAGACTATAAAGTTTTGAGAGTACAGGACGTGACCAATGTTGCGAATATGAAAAAAGATATTGCTTATATTAAATCTGATAAGCTGTGGTTGAACAGGACCATTGTTGGATCTATGATCTGTATGGGTCTTGCAGGGTTCTTTAAATTCCTTTGGGGTTAATCAGAAGTAGCAAGCAATATAACATTACGAATATAAAGCCCCATATCATCATTGGGAATAACCCACTGACACCATTCTTCCCAGAAATATTCATCCTCAGAAATAGCCCTAGCAAATTTGCCACCTATCATTACCATTTTATCAATATTATATTTGAATAAAATATATCCAACGCCACCAGCTCTGGTAAATTTCTCCCACCACATTATTTGATCTTTTCTCAATGGGACATATTTTGGTCTGTGAGCCTGAACATTTTGTTTTAATTCAATAAATATAGTTCTGGAATTATTAACAATCATAACATCTGGCAAACCATCTTCACGCTTGGTCTCTATACGTTCACAATAGTCTAATTTTTTGCCAACATGTTTATCAAACCAAAGCCACAATTTACTTTCAGGTGTACTCATTTTCAAACTCCAAGAACATTGAGGGTGGATCTTGCATAACATAATCTGATATTTGTTTCTTTTCTTTTAAGCAGCGAATAATTCCCAAATCTAAAGACCCAATCATTGACATATCATAATATATTATAGATTTTCTGTCCTTATTCCGCACTTCATCAATGCGGTGGTGCCGATCTTCAGCTTGTATACGGAAACGCAAGCCGTGGTGATTTGTGTAGAAAATTACAAAATCCGCAGCCGTTAATGTTAAACCTGCTGCGCCTGTCTGTAGGCTGGTCACCATCCATTTAATATCGGGATCATTCTGAAATCGGTCCATATTGTTTGCCCTAGCGTCTGCGCTTATATCCCCGTAATAAGGAACACATTGCTCCCCTAGGGTGGCATTGATGAGTCGCGCATCAGCTTTGAACCGTGTCCATATATTTGCTGATCCTCTATTTAATGACAATAATTGTTTTAATGCATCTAATTTTGGATTGCTTTTAAGAGGAATCATTTTAACCGTGTCTTCATCTTTGTGCGGCCACCAGCCTGCAGATATTTGCTGACACCGTATGATTCTACTGATGGCCATGCCTTCTGTTAATGTTTCGCCTTCATATTCTGTTTTCCATTCTTTTTGCATTTCTTTGAATAATTTTTTCTGCTCTGTTGCCATTTCTACAGGCCAGAGTTTATAAATTTTCTCTGGTAGGTCCAAGCATTCTGATTTTAATACACGGAATGAAAAGCCTTTAATACGTTCAATTAATTCATCAAGATTTTTATAGCCTGTGACCTGTGTTCCTTGATAGCCACCCATTGTGCAATATTGATTGCGGAATGTTGTGAATGTATTATAGCCAAGGATGTTTGGATCAAGCCATTTACATTGTGAGAATAAATTTTCAACGCCTTCTGTGATTGGGGTTCCTGTTAGGATGCGTTTGTATTTTACATTTGTTGAAGTTTTGATTAAAAACTTAGTGCGCATGGTATTGTGATTTTTTATTGTGTCACTCTCATCTAAGATAAGAAACACACGAAATTTATTTAATATAGTTGTCAGCAGTTCTCGCCCTGTTGTGCCCATAAATGATTCAATGTTGAAAGCGTATATGCGCAATTCATTATTCAATTCGCTGAGATCACTTATCACACTGTCAATTAATTTCTGCTGCTTCTTTGTTTTACCTGGGCGTTGGAATGCCATTTTATAAGGAATGCGATCTGGCAGATGCGCAGGAATTTCATTGTCACACCAATTGCGATGCACTCCATTAGGCGCAATAACAACCATCATATCAATTTTATCCTGCTCCCAAAGGTATGCTGCATTGTCAATTATTATTTTAGTTTTGCCTGTACCTTGGTCAGCAAAGATTGCAAACTTTTCTAAATCCCTAGAGATGACAAAACATTTATGCTGGTGCATGTATGGCTTGGTTTTATATTTATAAATTCCATCATCAGGTATATCATCACTTGCTTTTGCCGCCATTGTTGCTGCATGCTCTTCTGCCATGCGCTCATAATCTTCTAAGTATTTTTTGCACCCATCGTCGCTCCACTCCACATCATCAATCCAGCAGGCAAATAAATGTTTAAGATTCCCAAAGGTTGGCTCTATTAATAATTGACGTTGGTTCCCAGGATTCCATTTACTGAACCCTGGGAACCGTCCCAGATCAAAAAAATCTAAACCAAAGCTGGATGACACTAGGCGCAATCGCTGCCTAGCACCTTCCAGCTTGTGCGCGTGAACGGTTATCAATGCGCCATTCCCCTTTCTGCAGCAGTGAGTAATTCATCGCCACACACAGGACATTTTGGAACAGCCATTGCCAGCGAGAAATCAGAACACTTTATAAAGTATCCATCATTTGTGCATCGCATGTTAATCATCTTTGGGTGCTTCTGGGCTTTAATATTTGGTGAGCAATTTAATTTTTCTTGTGGATACCCACCAATCTTTTCCATTAAAGGCTTTGCCCATTTCTGAAACTCAGGCCCATTGCCTGCGCTCTTTGGCTTGCCTTCCAAACCTAATTTTTTAGCAGCATCCGCAAAAGGCTTTGTATGGCCAACTTTACTTCCAAGGCAAGCGTGAATCATTTCGTGACACAAGATGCCAGCAACTTCGTATTGGTCTACTTGGTCTGGTTTGATAAATATTTCTGCAATGCCGCCATCTTTTGCGTGCCAGCATTCGCCAATGCGCGTTCCACGGGTACCTGAAGATGTAAAGCCACATGATATCGCAATACGGGGCAGGACATAGCCTAGCTTATTGAACTGAGGGATCATAGCCATTGCCAGCTTATTTAGCCATTGCTCTCTGTTTAACTTCTTATGAGCAATAACTTCATCAGCAGTCTGTTTTTCAACAGCTACTGGTGGAGTATCAGCTTTAGGCTGTGCCTTTTTGGCAGTAATCAATCCGAGTTTGGCAAAAGCTTTCTCAATTTGATCCAGGGAAAAGGCTTTCTTCAGCCGTTGCCATGCGATGGCTTTGGTGCTGAATCGTTTAATGCTTTTCTTAGCCAGCAGGTTCCAGACCAATGCAAGGTCTGAGGCTGGGAAGTGGCCAAGGTCTTTAACTGTTGCAGTCATCTTTCATTCCTTTTGTTTGGGGTATGCGTGCAGTATAACGTCATATGGTCAAAGTAAACAACTATTTTGGCCATATGTCTTAATTCACTCAGTCACACTACTTACATCGACTTCACTGGGATCAATGATCTTGTATCTAGCCACTTTGATAGATCGGAATGCACTATCAATTCGCCCTTTGATCATTATCCATGATCCAACTTTAACATTTTCTACAATGTGATGTCCTAGCCTTCTATATTTATCTCTGGTAATGGTACACATGATTGGGCCTGTATCATCTTCTATTGTTAAATTTAAAAATAATGTTTGGCCAGACATCTTATATTTACGCTTGGCAATCAATTTTAATTCATTGTGATCACGCTGGACTTTCTTTTTTAATTCTCCAAATATCAAAAATTCACCTTTGCTATCTTCATCAATCATTGCAATGTCAGTTATCTTGGAAGCAATATTATATTTTTCAGGGTTCTCAATTAAATCTCTGAATAAAGCATCACGTTTGAATGCATGTTTAAAAGGCGTTGCTGCATTGTCTAATTTATTTTGTTGCGCTGCAGTTAATGCTTCACCTGCTTTTCTTTTATCCATAATCAATTGAGCTGTTTTTAATCCAATTCCTTTCACTCCAGTTAACCCACCATACAATATTCCATCTTGCACACTCCAGTTAATTTCTGATCTATCTTTATCAAAGTCAACATAGCTGTGACCTTCACGCACCAACTCCCTTAACAATTTAATGCATTGTTCATCATCTTTAGAATGACGCAAACAGGCAGCAGCATATTCCATAGGAAATCTTGATTTGAGAACACAAGTCCAATAAGAAACCATACCATAAGCAATTGCGTGCGATCTATTAAAAGACCATGAGCCCATCGTATTAATACTGTCCCAGATTTCTCTAGCATTATCTTCAGCCAATCCATTTTCCAAAGCACCTTTTTTGAATTTCTCCCAGTAACTATCAAATATTTCTTTCCCTAGGGATTTACTCATTGCTTTTCTTAAAAATGATACATCCTCCCATTCCATTTTGCCAACATGGCGTGCAATATGCATTACCTGTTCTTGATAAATAATAACGCCAAATGTTACTTGGGTTAGTTCCTCAACCATCTTGTTCATGTATTCAACTTTTTTCTTGCCTGTTCGCCTCGCAACATATTCCGCTGCGCCTCCACTCATCAACGGTCCTGGTCTGGCTAGGGCTGTCAAGGCTGAAATGTCTTCAAAGTTTTCCACGACCATCTGGCCACATAAACTTTGTAGCGCATAGCCTTCAAATTGAAATATCCCTGCATACTTTTTATTTTGTAAAATTTTAAATGCACCCTCATCATCAATAGGCCAGCACATTATTTTCTCTCTGCTCCAACCAATCTGATCTAGGCAATCTTGTATTACTGATAATGTTCTCAATCCTAGGGCATCAATTTTTAATAGGTTTAATTCTTCAGCATCATCTTTATCAATTTGAGTAGCACCATTTTGTGCATTAACAGAACAGTACCAATTAACAGGGTGCTCTGTTACGACTATACCAGCTGCATGTTGGCCATGATGAGTTGCATGCCCTTCTAATTGTTCGGCAATTTGTATGTGTGGATATTTTTGGATGATTCGTTTACCAATATCTAATTCTTTAAAGGTATCCATTATACAAAATGTTGCACGCGCATCACCGCTGCTGCGTTCAATGATTGCATCTTTTAATTCATTCACTTCCCAAGCAGGAATATTTAATTGTTTAGCCACATGTGTAATTGTTGATTTAGCCTTAAACCTAGCCACAGTCCCAAGCCGAGCAACACAATCACTACCATACTTTGACTTAGCATAATCAAAAACCATATCACGTTTATTGTCAGGAAAATCAATATCAATATCAGGCATGTCAGTTCTATTGATGTCAATAAAACGCTCAAAAATAAGGCTGAAGGGTATAGGATCAATTTCAGTGATGGAGAGAATGAAGCACACCAATGATCCGCACGAGCTACCGCGTGCTGGACCAACAAGCATATGTTGTTTGGCATAGCGTAACATATCCCAAATAACAAAGAAGTAATCATTATAATTTTTTTCATCAATAAGTTTAATTTCACGTTCAAACCTTTCTTTATAAATTGGATCTGATAAATCAATATTCTTTTTTGGAGCCAACTCAATACACAGATCATGCAAACTAATATCACTGTGATATTTTACCATCTGCGCTTTAGGCAATTCTGCATTGCATTGATCTGCTATAATCTTAGCTCTGGTTAAAGGATAATTGACATCATAACCTGGGAATATTTCTTTCCAATCAAATTCATCAAGAATATGCTGAGGATAAGTCTGCTCGCTGGCAAAATTTATTGCAACAGTATAATTCAATTTATCTTCAATTTTTGGATAACAATTATTGCTGGTTGCTACAAATTTCAATTTATCTTTATATGATTGCGGCACATTATGTGCATTAATAAATCCAGGGCACAATTCGATATATAAATTTGGCATGTGTTTTATTAATTGATCAAAGTCAGGCAGTATGCCTGATAATATAAAAACATTCTCAGATATATTTCTGATGTGTGAATAATCTAAGCGCGGTTCATAGTAGAAGTTCCTAGTGGATTCTGTCACTAGTGCATATATTTCTTTTAACCCGTCATTATTTTTTGCAATGAAGCTCATGTAGTTAAAGCCTTGTTTTTCTTTTATGAATGCATCTTTAACCACACCAATCTCAACACCAAATATAGGTTTCTTGCCTGCCTCTTTCATTTTCTTTTGGAATTGCACGTGGCCCCATGTACTGTTCCTGTCACAGATGCCCATACAATCTTCATCACAAGCATCAATTATCTTTTGAAGATGGCCATAGGCATATTTGAAACTGTATTCTGTTCTAACTTTAATGTTGATCATTTAATCTTTTCGCCTATTTCTTAATTTTTTATCTATATGATCAATGCCAAAAACCCATGCATCAATTTCTTTTTTACTACGCTCAAGATTACGGTTATAATAATTAATAGAATTCATATATTCATCGTCGGGATCAGATTTATATAAATCTATAAAGGATTTTAATAAACCAATATTCCAATTGAAATCCCAAACTGATTCATAAAGCAACAATTGCATACAGCCAAGTTGCTGCATCAACTTTATAGAAAAAATTGATTCATCTTTAATATCAAATATTACTTTATCCATATTAAAGAATCCTTTGCGCGAGTTATCGCAGTATATAACCATTTACGTCTGAAGCTATGATCATTCGCTTTAAATCCATCATCACATATTATAATATTATCCCATTCACTGCCTTGCGATTTATGAACAGTGATTGCATATCCATAATCAAATTCTGCTTGCCCTTCTCTTTCGCGCCAGTCTGTTGGCTCTATTTCAGAATCATAATGTAACTTAAAATGATAATCATAAAATGCTACAGGCACTTCTTTTCCATCATACATTATAACACAAATAAAACACTGTAGCATTTCATCCCATCGTGCATCAGATAAAGTGATTGCATCCACTCCATTGATGAAATGCGACACTCCCCCTTGATATTTATTTTTTAAACAAATAATCTTCTCACCTTCAGTTGGCATCACGCTTGATTTGCCAAGCTTCTTTCTAATAAACTTATTCATTTTCCTTCTGGTTATATTTTTACCACATAATATTTGCCCAGCATTCAAATAATCTTCATCCTGTAATACGCCTCTGCCAACACATCTAATTTTATCTGACTTGGGTGGCGCAAGTTCATTTAATCGTACAGCACTGGCTAGGGCAGTGATTGGACTGCCTAGGGCTTGACGGTGAATTTGTTGCAGGATAAAATCTTTGTTGCTTTTATTAAAATAACCTTCATCACCAACAGGAGGTAACTGTCCAGGATCACCAACAAATAATATCTTAGCCCCTGTATTTATTATATCTGTTGATATTGTTCCTGTCACCATGGAGCTTTCATCAATGATAACAATTCTGTTTGGCGTCACTTCGTGAATATCTTTTAATGAGAAAGTAACATCACCTTGTTTTTTTAATTCTCTATTGTAAGCAATTTCAATCCGTTTATCAGCTGGATTTTTTCTCATTTGTACTTGCAAATCAATTAATTTTGCTTTGGACCTATCACGCGGATTATATAAAACTTTGTGAATAGTTCTTACATCTATTGCTCCATACAATTTCTTTTTCAATACTGATGCAGCTTTCCCTGTTGGAGCACAACACACAGGAGCAATATCAAGATTGTTAATTAATTCCTGCAGCACTGTAGTTTTGCCTGTGCCTGCATAACCACCCAAGCAAAATACTTGCTGGTCAGTATTTTTTATCCATTTGCTTATTTTATTAAGCGCATCATTCTGTTCTATTGTCAACTTCATCTTTTATTCCTTTGATTATAATAAATTATCTGCCCTCATGCATTTAATGACTTCATATAAATCTTCAACATCTTTCATAGCGCGGTGGGAACCTTTACGCTTTTTAATTCCTAGGTAATGTTCCACTAGGAAATCAAGCTTGCTGCGTTTCCCGTTTTGTATTGACATGCTTTTTTCTACCGTACAAATACGCTCTGGCGGCCATGGGAATTTAGTTATTTTATCCATGCGTGTAAATTCTGTCCAGAGCATATATTCATCAAAGTTTACATTGTGTGCGGCTAAATAACGCGCACCCAAAAAGAATTTAGCCAGCCATAGATAATGCGCCTTGAAAGGTTTTTCATCTTTCAGCATTTCTTCTGTGATGCCATGGGTTTTAAATGCACCTTCATCGCTTGGGCGCATTGGCTTGCACAGGAATTCCATGCTGTCTATTCGTTCCAGAGTATTAAAGTCAACTTTAATGGCTGCGAATTCTACAATCTCAGGATGTTCATCCATTGGCTGGTTTTTCTTTTTAGGCAGTCCAGTTGTCTCTGTGTCAAATATTATCATTTCTAATCTCCTGGCGAATGCCTTGCATGAATTTATCTTTTGCTGAGATTGAATGTTCCTCTTCATCCTCACATGTTAATTCATAGTCAAGCATTTCAAGCATAGCATTATAAACAGCAGCATCGTGCACGGAATCTGGGTGGCCGCCATTTTTAAAGTTTATTGAATAGCGGGTTAACTTAACAACAATTAATTCAAATATGTGCCAGCGTGTAAAATCACTTTCTGATTCTAAGTTCAATCCTTCTGGAAATAATATCATCATTATTCTGCCGACATTGCGAAAGTTGTCTCCATACACTGCATTGCGCTCAGCATATGTCTCTGCCATCTTTTTTAATATGTCAGGCGTATTTATCATTTTTCTATTCTCTCTATGACTTTATAATCAAAACCAAATAAATGCTGCGTATCAAAAACAATGTAATGAAATTTCCTTTTCTTTTCAATTAAATAAGGATTTGTGTGATGGTCAGTCCATAATTCCTGTGCAATATTAATTCCCATATCAATCATCTGTTGTCGTATCACATCAGCATTGTCTACGTGGACACCTTTGTGACTAAGGAATGAATCACCTCTTAAATAAGCATCACTCTGTCTAGAATTGTGCCAATTATCACCTTCCAGATATGTTAACAATTCAAATTCATATCCAAGTTGATAATTAAAAGATAAATGCGCCACGCTCTTTGTTTCTTCACTACCAAAGACAAATCCATGAGCAGTTACAATATCTTCAACCCATTCTGTAATCCCAAGTTTGGATAACTCAGATTTCAACTCACCCTGATCATCACTATAAATTGCAATCTGTTCTATCTTCTGTAACTCAATGGCCATGATTGTTCCTTAAAGTCCGTATGGGATGATGCATCCAGTTAAATATTTGTGACGCTCTTTGCTCTTTAATAAAAATCCTATGAACTCTGCCAATTGTACTGGGTCTGTTTCTTCACCGCATAATAAACCTTTGCGCTGGTATTCCTGAGTTTCTTCTAAACTCCATCCACGCGATTCCATAACCTGTTTATCAATAGAATCACTCATACCTGTACCTTTTAATTTATTTGGGCTTATCCCAAACACAGTAATGCCATGGCGTTTTGTTAATTCCCTAGCTAATTGTTTAGTCATTATTTCTGCTGCGCCTTTGCTAGCATTGTATGCTAGAGAGCAGGTCATTGGCATGTGGCTGGCATTTGATATAATATTGAGTATGGTGCCGTGTGTTAATCTGAGATTGGACAAGAATGCTTTGGATGTTAAAAAGATGCTCTTTGCATTAACGTCCATCATTTGATACCAGTCATGCTCTGTTGCGCTCTCAAGATAATTTATTATATTAACGCCTGCGCAATTAATAACACAATCAAGTAAGCGATGGCCCAATCCCAGGTGATCTTGTGCAATGGCATCCAACTTTGCATGCGCATCCATCCTTGCTAAATCAACTGTATGATATTCATGAATGTGAGGCAAATCAAAATCAGCCTCTTGCCCAATGCCAATGATATAATGCCCATTTGCTGATAGTTTTGTAGCAATTAATTCGCCCAATCCGCTTGTGCACCCTGTCACAACAATATTACTCATCAATAATTCCCTTCTTGAACCTGTAAGCATGTTAAGCCTAATTCGCGCCACATCTTGACGCACCTGTTACGATCTTCTAAAACTAAAGCAACATTCCTTAGCATATCCCTTTGCTTAAATGAATCTTGATACAATTGCTTTTTAACAATATCATCATTTCTAAAATCTGCTGCTGGACGCATTAACAATTCATCATATATAACGCCATGCCATTGGAGCCATGATTGCGTTTCTGTACTAAATTCAATCATTCTCGCTGTCATTATGCATATTTGATGTTGAGTGGCTAATAATTTAATAAGATTAATAATTGGCCATATTGGATCATCATTAATCAATTGCTCAAAAAATGGAAACCAATTGCGCGTCTCTCTGTTCTTACCATCATCCTTAATTAAATGCAATCTATGCCTGCAGTCTGCAATTGTTCCATCCATGTCTACTATTATCCACTGTCTCATGATTGGCTCTCAGTTGTAGTTACAGCATCATCGCCAATAACAATAGGTTGAATTTCTCTTTCTTCAGAGGCATATTGCACTTTAATTTCATCCAGCGTGTAAGGTTGCCCACCATTAAATGCTACACCAGTCTTTGGATTAAATACAAAAGGCTTCACATGACAATCTTCATTTGGTACTGTAGGGAATTTACAAACGCCAGTAGCAGCACAGGCAACCTGAATCATATTTTCAGTCCATGGATGAACTTCAATCATTGCAGCTTTAATAGCTCTAAATACTTTTTGGAATTCGCCCTGCGCTTTAACGCACAATCGAGTTTGCGCCATATCATGTAAGCAGCGCAAATTCGCTTTAAAGACAATGTTGGTATGTATATTTGTGGGGAGAATGCCCCTAGCATCTTGTGGCTTGACGCCTGCACTCACTAGGTCTTGATAACAATCATTAATTTCATCCATGCCATCACCGTATAATTCAAGTGCTTCTTCAGTGTCAATACTATCCCCAGTTTCATAACTGAATCCAGACATATCAACAACACGCATCGCTTGTTGAGCAAAGCTGGTTCCTGCTCTGTGTCTTACTAATTGGTGCGTGAATGCTCTGGTAACATCTTCAATGACAAATATGTAGTCAATAAATTCCCATGAGCTTTTGATAGTGTTCAACATATATTCTAACTCAGACATTTTCTTTTCATCACTCCAAGCAGCAACTTCATCCATTGCATTTGGGTTGACTTTTAATCTGGTTTGCTTTGTGAACAATAATGTCTCTAAAGCATCTGGTGTATATTTTAATAAGGTAACTTTCATTATAGATTTGCCTTTGCTAAATCATATGTTGAATCTGATTCAATTAATTGCTTAATGACATTAACATCTTTTACAATATCGTCAAGTAATAAATTGCGCCACGTTGCAAAACGTCCCAGGGAATAAATGCCATATTCTGTAGTTAGATGGTGGATGAATTCCTTTCTGTGTTCCTCATTCATTGGGGCAATCTTTCCATAAGGCTGCTCTTTGAATTTCATATTTGAAACCATATCAACTTCAATACCAAATATTTTCTCAAGCATATTTATAAAATGATGTTGTTGGTCGTGATCATTCTGTCCAGACTTCATATTGTGAAAATCATGCGGCTTGGTAATAAACTCAACAATTAATTCGCTTCCTGTTATACTTGCCCTGTACCAATCTTTTGTTTTATCTGGACAATAGACAGTTTGGTAAATATCACACTCAGGATTATCAATGGTGCACGATGCAACCCAAATAGGATTTGACGTAAAATTTCGTTTTGCAAGAGAAGTGCCACACATATCCATCATCAATGGCATAGGCAGTGTGGAAATAATCTTGTCAGGATATCTGTGATTGAATAAATCATTGCCAATCTCTACTCCAAAACATATTTCAACACCCTTAGATAACTGCTGAATAAAATCTGGTGGTGAAATATAACGCTCACAATCATTCAAATTAATAATTGAGCGTGTTAATATCCTGCCAGTCACTTTTATTGAATACATATTGGCAAAGAATAAATTGGATTCATTATAATGCTTGCGATCATAATAAATAGACTTGGACACATGGACCTTTTTAAATGGGATCTGCGTAGCCTTAGAAATTTCATCAGTTCTAAATCGCAAAACTGCAGCATGGTTTTTTGGCAAGTTGTCTGCTTTTTCTAGCACTAGGAGATTATATCTGTGTAATAAATTTGCAGCGATTAATCCTGCCATGCCTGCGCCCAATATCTTCATCTTTCATTCCTTTTATTAAATGTGCTTTAAATAATGACTACATGCCCTTGCTTAATTTCCCAAGCAAGATATTTCCGAATGCCACCAGCCTTTTTAAATTCTTCATAGGTCATTCCATCTTTTAATATTTTCCATTGTTGTTGGCCAAGTGATCCATCTTTGCGTGTTGTTTCTTTAATTTTTTTAAATGTACATCCATCAAATTCACTGGGGCGGCCACGTCTGCGTTTATCTTCCATGCTATTCCTTTCAAAAAATCTCTGGGCTGGGTTCCATGCCTCCACAACATTTGCCCGTTTAACGGTTACGTTAAAACCCAGAGAAAGTTTTAATTACATTGGGGCGGTGTCATCCTCTTCATTTTCGCTAACAGCATCAGCGCCTTTATCCTGAGAGTCAACTTTGATGGTTCCAGCAGCAATTTGTTCACGGAATGCTTTGGCAGCTTTATAAATCTCAGCGCCATTTTCTAATTCCAGGGTTGGCTTATAACTTTCTATTTTCCATCCCATCCAATTACCAGCATCATTCTTTTCAGGAACAGTGGTACATTTAAAGACTGAATAGAAGAATGCAGGATTGAATTTGCCCTGCTTATCAGGTCTATCAATTTGTAGCTGGGTCAATTTAGTATTTAATTGACGAGACTTTTTCAGCTGTGTACTAACCATAGAAATAACAGCAGGCTTAGCAGTGCCATCATCATCAATAATTAATACATAATATTCAGCAGTTTGTTTAATTTCATGACCATCAGCATTAATCATGCGATTCTTTTCATCTTTCTCGCATTTATTAATGAGTTCTGGAGTATTGCCGTGGTCAGCAATAAAGCCTCCACCAGATTCACGGATGCGCCACTCAAGGTATGTGCGGCGATAAGAAACAAATATAACAAACATACCAATTTCGCCATCAATGGCTATTTCTTCAACAGTGTTCCAGAATTTTCCTGGCTCACAACCTTCAATAAATGTATCAGTTTTAATTAAACATTGTGGGCTTAATGCCTGCAATATATTAATACGTGGGATTGCCAAATCATCTTTGTCGATGGTTTCACCACCAGAGCCTGCATCATCAAGTAAATCAATATCATCAGGGATGGCAACAGATTTTGGTGAAGAACCTGCAACTTCATTTTTATTAGCCATGAGTGTCCTTTCTTGGATAGTAGGCTTATTTTGGTCCTGTGTTATAATTCATTTTTACTAGAGTAAACATTTATTTTTTGGCCTTGGTCACCTTAACTTGTTTACCGGAAAACACGCCAAACAATTCAAAATCAATTTCAACACCAGCGCCAATTTGTTCTTTAATGTAAGATGATAACGTATTACCATTAACATTTTCATCTCTCTTGTACACAGCTTTAATTTTAGTTAGAAATTTAACTATTTTATCAGCAATCTCATTATCTTTACCAACATCTGCAGATATAATATTTTTGATTAAAGATTCAGCTTCGTGCTCTCGCAACCAGACTAATGCTCTGGCAAGTCTATCTTCAAGCTTGTCTCTTTCTTCACCCTTAGCTTTATCAATAGCACCTTTGCTTGGCAATGATGCTTTTAATATATCTTTGATTTTAAATTTACCTGCTTCAGTAGTAAATTCCTTCATGCCAGCTTCAGCCATCAATTCAGGTAATATGTGTGTTTCAATTTCTTTATAATCATCACCCAATTCTTTTAACAATATTACACCTTTTTCTATGCGTGTGCCAACAGCCAGCATTTTATCAGCATAATCATAAATTTTTTGTAATAAATCTTCAGATCCTGCAGGCTTCGCATCTTCAAGTACATCAATATCTGTATTGCTCACTTTAATTCCTTTCATTAATTGTGAAGTGGCATTGGTATGACTTTATATGATCCTTTATCGTGTGATCGGTTCCCATCTTCATCTATAGTTCTGTCCCAATATAAAAAATTAATGGTGCACTGGCTAAACCAATAACCAAGAATTAAACAGATAGCATAGATAGCAGCAGGATCACCAGTGTTAGGATATAATATATAATCAACACTCGGATCAAATTGGTTGAGAATTTCTTTTGCTTTGGCCATGCTTTCATTTGGTGATGAAAAAACATAATCATCACTTTCAAAAACATATTTAAGTTCACCATAAACAGTAGCAGGCAATAGATTGGGCTTCCAACCAGCCTTACTGCGTTGTGGACGTTGCGTTACATAAACGGTCGGCATCATAATCTCCTAGTATTGACGTAATTTTATAAAGTAAAGTATTAATTTGGGCACCTGATCAATTATCTGTCCCATTGTGATCCATTCCATATTTCTACAAAATTTAATTGGTCAAAGAATACTTGTGATGATTCAAAAATAGACAATGCCCAGCCACCATTACCACCTTTTGTTTCTCGAATTATTTTTATAGTTATTGGTTCACCTGCTAATGTATGAATAGTAAATACTCTATCTGATAATTTATTCATACATCTATGGGTGAAGGCCATGGAATTATAATAGCCACGATCACCTTGTCCATATTCTAATTCGCACATCTCACACATTTGAATCAATTGTTTAGATCGCAAGCAATAATAAATGTCAAAATCTTTTAATAAATGAGCAGCCCAGCATCTTACAAATTCAATTTCCAATTCCATATACGGGTCAATGCGATTTTTCCTGGCCAATGGTGTATCCAAAAATCCTTTAATACCCATAAACTCAACAATGCCTCCAACAATATTACTCCATGAAGTGAATGATGGTAAATCTTTTTTTGGTGGTGGTGATCCTAATGTCACCCATGCTCTTGCTATTGTTAAAATAGCCCATACTAATTTACCACGGTTATTTTCAACATGGGTTTTTAAATCAGAATACTTAAATACTCTGTTAGTTGGATCTTCAATATTTGAATCAATACGGATATGAACAATTCTCCTAGGGAAATCGGCACCCATCTCAACATTGTTCCCCGTAAAAATCCATGTGCATTGGACGGGGACTTCGATCATTTCAGTTGAACCTAATTTACGTGCAGTGTATGCGCCACTGGTTAACGCTAAAGCAAGACTCATAGAGTAAATTGCTTTAACATTATCCATAAAAATAAATTCAGGCATTTTCACTAAATTACTTAATAATGTTTTTTGCCATTCTTCTTCACGATGACAAGGGGGCTGTGCTGCTATTTGCTCTCCAGTTTTTATTAACATACATATTTCACCTAATAATGTTGCACCCGTTCCCTGTCTTGGTTTATCTATTAAATGTAGCGGTGTTGGTCCATTAATCATAGGCCTAACAAAAGGTAAAATCATCATAGCATAAGCATGCGCTTTATCACTCTCATGCACAAAAGGGAAATCACAAAGCACATCCTCCAATAATTCCTTAGCAATAGTAATATCAGATTCAGTGGGCGCATCCATTATTTTTGGTAGACTTAATTCAGCAAAATTATACGTTTCACTTTTATCATCATACCCTGCATTAGCATGAATATCGCCATTTTGAGTTATGACTGGCGTGGATGTTGTATGGGATAATCGTGGTAATGGTATGCTGCTGGTTTTCTGATTTCGCATATATGTGATGACTGATTGCGGCGGGTCACACCTAACAATTTTACCTTCACCAATAGATCGAACCCAGTCTAATCGGTCACACATTTCCTGCCACAATCTATCATTCGGTAATATTTCAACTTTCCCGTCAACACGGGCAATTTCTTTTCCAAAGCGAAATAATGTTGGACCATCTTTCTGTTCTTCAGCTATTTGGTGCCACGCATGATTTGCAATATCTTTACTGGGTCTGTTGGATGTTTGAATTGATCCTTCTGGTACTTGTTGCTTGACTGATGCTTTTAAAAATTTACTAATATGGGATGCTGTCTGTTCCCCTAGTATATCAACTAATTTCTGATAGCCAGCCACAGGTATATCATCAGCAACTTTTTCTTCAGTAACAGTAATGCATCGCAATCTATCTTCAGTTTCAGGGTCACCCGTATATTCGCACACTGATTGAATTAAATGTTTTACTTTATCAACTTCTATCCCGCCCTTAATCATCAATCCAGCAATTGCTAGGGATAAGTCTTGGCGATTGCCGTCACTCCAATTACGCGCAATTAATGCTGCTGCTGCTAATTGTCGGCAACCTGATTCTAATTCTGTTATAGATATTTCAGCAGGCTTGCCCTGATTTTCCCAGGTGATTATTTCACCAGTCTTGTGCTCGCTGGGTGGGAATACGGTTTGATGGCCAGTTGATCTTAATTCTAAGATCATTCCTCCATCCTGTTTTTTCCCTATCTGGAATTTTTTTGTCTTTGCGCCACTGCATATATATAAATAGTGAGACGATTTATTAGTTGTGCGCCCAAAGACTGCATCAGTCGGTGGAAGGAAATAGCTTGCAAGCTCTGCTGCCTCACGCCAGTCAAAATCAATATCAATAAGCCAGCCAGATGGTTCACCAAGCAGAATCCCACAATTACCATCGCCAATGGCCATGGGGTCTGTAATAAAATTAGTTTGCCAACCCTTCGCATGCTTTCCTTTTGGTGCTTTAGAACCACGTGGAATTGGTACAAGCTTCCACCCATTGTCAACATACTGTTTGATTTGTTCATATGCGCTATCACTCATTAAAATGGAGTTTCATCGTCAGGAAAGCATATCATGTGGCTCTGGTATTGTGCTTAATTCCCCATCAATCTCCATCCCTTCATACGGGTCTGTGAATTTGCCATCAAGTATTAAACTGTTAGCAATTTCATTTATTAAATGTGTTGCTGCGTGATGCAATTCATCTTTTTTAATTATTCGTGACAGATAATCTATAAATCTTTTTCGTCTTACTCTGTCTGTTCCATACCACCAGCAGGCATATTGGTACCAATCAGGATTTCTATTTTGCACAACTCGGATTTTATGCCCTTCAAATTGTGGGCTTGGCGCAGGAACTAAGACAACATCAAGGTGCTCATTTTTCAAACTATAAAACATATATTGATATGCTTCTTGAATGTCTCTGCAGAAGGGGTCTGGCGGTTGCGGCACTTCCACTTTAATTCCTTTTATTCAGCGGGATAAATATGTTACACAGTCTGCAGGAAAAGATAGCATTATTTATTCATTACTGGCCAGCTTCTTTTTTGTTTCATACTTTAATAGAAAATCCTGCATTTCTTCTGTGCCCATTGCATGTTGTCTTGGGTGGCACATTATATGGACATGTGTTTTTATTTTAAATCGGGTCATAAAGGTAGCAACCAAATTTTTGACTGCACTGTCCAAAAACTCAAAAGCATCATCTTCAACATCCGTTGTTAATACCTGCCCTTGGACACCATGTGCATTATAAATATTATTATTTATGGCTCCAATAATATCTTCACCTTTAATATATTCATCAAGCAATGGCACTTTCAATGTGGCCATTGTTGATAAGGTTATCATTTTCTCATCAAAGCATGCCTGTTTGATTTTCTCATACTTATCTTTTAAATAATCATCGATGGCTTCAACTCTACTAGGGAATGCATTTAGCTTTTCATATTCGCCCGCGATTAAATAATGAGCTTTCTGCACATGGTGGTAAGGTAGTGTTATATATTCAGCTTTGTGTTCATCAAGCCATTTATTAATTGTTTCATTAGGATTCATTATTTAAACTTTCTATGGCTTCCCATTCTGCTGGCGTGAATACTCTTTCTATATCTGATATTTTATCACCCATAAATATTTCGGTTTGTTCATGATACTTTGCAAAGATCTTTTTCAGTGCTAAATGTTTTGTCCCTAGTGCTTCAATATCTGCATCTATATGTCCATGAATAGAACAATGCAATTGCCCAACTTTTCTTTGACTCCCAATAACTTTAACCATTGTATTATCTAAAAGTCTATCACAAAAAGGGCAATGTGTTAACATTATTGCCAGTCCTTAGCAATTGTTGGATCATTTAAATAATCATTAAGAAATCTATCAAGAACCTGATCATCACCATCTTTTTTACGTTTTTCATATAACCAGACTAAATAATCAAGATCATCTTCAGCAATATGATCGAGGGATTTGCCTGCATACTTACCAAAGTGCATAACAAAAGCAGCAGCCTCTTTGAATTCAATGCTCATATTTTTCTCCTGTTCTGATTTATATTCAGCAAGCATTTCTTCAATAATAAGTAATGGGTCAATTTGTCTAATGCCTTCCATCAGCGGCAATTTATGTCCTTTTTTACCATACAATGTATATTCATTACCAACAATATACCTGACCTTACCACTATTAACAATAATCCCAGGAGCTTTAATTGCGCCTTCGGGCCCAGGGCACATAGTAAATGCTGTACGTCCAAGTAATGGCCAGAGCATTGATTGGGGTGGATGTTTAACACCAATGATAGTTTCATTTAAAGTCTGGGCAATAGCCTCATTCTGAGATTTGACTATATCTTTTTCCCATGTAAATGCTTTACCTTGGACATCAACAAATATATTGCCACACTCTTTATTAAATTCCTTGATATCATTTAAATACCCAGCATAGGTGAAATGGGTTATTCCTTCATCCTGATTGTGCGACACCAACAATTTTTCTTTATCAACATCAATCCCTAGCAGCTCACCAATTAATTGTCGGCATTTGTGAACATGCAGCATGAATATAGCTGCAGCATCCTCATATGCTTTCACTAGGATGGCTGCCTCAGTGTCTGGGCCTATTTCGTGATAGACTTCAATCATGCTTCTTTTCCTTTTTATTTAATTCCATCAACTTTTCATGTTGGAGTTGTCTGATGAGTGGGCCAAGTGTTCCCAATCGCTTAGCTAAGCTTTCACGTTTTTCTTTTATTAATTTAAAAGATATCTGTGGGCTTTTATTAATATGTGGACTGAATAAATTCAAGTAGCCTTCCACATCATGATATAAAACTTTCAATGCGCTCTTAAGATTATCAATCTCAGCCACCATCGCGTTATATTCTGCGTGGATTGTATTCCACTCAGGCAAAGGAAATGAAATCATTTCTTGCTCATTATATTCTGACATAGTTTCTTCAACAGTGCCTTCTATCGCGGGATATTTTTCATGCGTTTCTTCATCAGGTTGTTTTGGCTGGCCAACTTCTTGGGAGGATTCCATGGCTGTGCTCTTTCGATTATAGGTTCTGTTAATAGGTGAAAGGTATTGTTTGGGATTTCGTCTGGAGGCCCCATTACGCTGCATCCAAAGATTTAATATTGCCAGCAAGAAAATCAGCAACCTGTTGTTCATCATCTGCAGAGCTAACTTTCAACATAAATTCTGTAAAATATGCATCTTTAATAGAGCATAAACCAATTTGCATATCATCATTAATAATATGCATGTGGATGCTACCATTGCTTGTGTTTCTTATTTCATATCTCATTTGCTTCTCCAGTTGGGATAGTATCAGGGATTGTAGGCATTTCTATATTGTATTTTCTAGCTCGCTCTAAAAGCCAGCCAAGCTCTACCAAACAGTCTGCGATAACACCTTTGGCTTCATCAATTTCTTCTGAACAATCGTTTGACTCGCCATCATAATATTTTATTTTATATTGCTGTTCTATGCACATTTTAGTGACCTTTTCGGTTCGCCATTTAATAAAAGCAATTTCAGCATCCTCTAGGGATATTTCATGCATGTTGTACAGGCCAAAATCTTCAATCTTTTTTGGAGTATCATCATACTCCGTGTACCAGTACATGGAAAATGCTTCAACCATTGCTTCGCGTGATTCCATTCGCACCCATCTGTTTGGTGCACAGTGGCCATAGCCAAAACTAAATAGTTTAGTCATTATTTTCTACCTCGCATAAATAAAATGATGGTTCGCCTAAAGAGGCATGGATAAAATGTTTTTCTTTTTTCCCGCACTTTGAGCATGGGGCTTGGATTATCTGCCGCACGTATTCGCGCTGGCGTTCTCTGCGTCTTTTCTGAGTTGCACTCATAATAATTTCTCCAAGACTCTTATAATCTTTTCTTCTTCAGAGCTAACATCTTCACCATCAACATTAAAACGACATTCGGAAAGCATGCGATAATTAGATAATAATATATGCAAACATTCATGTAATGCAGTGACTCGCAGATATTCATTTATAGTTTGCCCTACAGGAATTGTCATATCCTGATTAATTTCTATGTTAGCCCACGCACCGCCCTGCGATACTTTAACACGGGCGCATTGGCCATCCAGCTTAGCCTTTTTTATCTCAACTTCATATTGTTTGCATCCAAATTTTTCAATGTATTCATAGCAGCAGTCCTGAAAGAAATCGAATTGGTGCTTGGTTATTTTTTTGGTTTTTGCACTCATTGGATTAATCCTATTGGCAAATTGTTCATGGATCTATAAGCAGTATAAATATATTTCTTTTGTGTGTACGAGCGTTCAGATAAAGCCCACATCACGTTCATTATATTCTTGGTCAGCCTATACCCTTTATCCAATTCAGGCCTGCCTTTAATATTAAATTTCTTCTCAGGCAGAAAAAGGACAACTTGATGCAACTTTTTCGCATCAATAAATAAAACACGGTAAATAGATTCTATAACTTTATGGCGCATTGAATCCCTAGTGTCATCCTGCTCCCATTTTGCATCATGAAATATATAAACATATTCTATGCGCGGTGAAACTTTACTATTCATGAATGTATGATATTTTTCTATACGTGTTTTAAATAAATGAGATGCGCCACCTTGACCAATTGCTTTTACTTCTGCATATGCGTCATCACCTAATTTAATATCAGGGCATATGCGCCCACTATTAACTCGCAATCGTCGCACATTGCAAGTGTAAAGACTCATTGCAAAATCTTCTGCAATTTCCCCAATCAAAGGTCGGGATGCTGCGGCATTTTTAATAGGATAATCGAGCAGGTGATTTGGTATTTCGCCTATTGTTTGCTGCTCGTGGATTGTGTCTGTTGCTACAGGTTTATTGGGCATTATTCCTTCCATGGATCTTCACAATAAATTGCAACAGGTGGGTGGGTAGTGCCATGGAAGCTTAGATATAATTTGCGATTCAAATTTAAGTTTATTAAATCATCATCATCTAATTCAAAGCAGGATATAACAACAGTCTGGCCATTAGAATCCTCTGTCTGGCAGACATGCAAATCATATACTTCTTTTTCTTTGCCTGCAGGTGCTGTTAATATTTTATTGGCTTGGGGGAATTTGACTGCTTTCACAATGGATTGCTTTCTAAGACCTGTAATTCCCTTTTTTCTAAATTGCCATTCCAGCCAGAGAAACAACCAAGCACTTCAAAGCCTGCCGCTTCTACTGCCGCGCATGCGGCAGATCTTGGCGGTGCATCAAATCCGCTTGGCGTGTCTGAATCAATAGGGATGACAATTTTACAATCCCAAACCAGATAATCTTTTGATTTTTCTTCTTCAGGGGATGTGTCAATAAATACTTTGCTATTTAATCGCTTGGACACTGCGTTGAATTTTTCTTGGATTGCCCAATCTAAATCAATGTTTAATCGAGCAGCCAATAAATCCAAATAGATAATAGTGTCTGCAATTTCTTCCCCAATTGCCTTAACAGCAGTTTCAATATCATATGGGTCTGTTTCCTTATTTGGTGCGCCTGTTTCCAATCGCCTTAATTTCTTAACAGCGTCACACACTTCGCCACATTCGCCTGCAGCAGCGCATGCCCAGTCAGACACTGACCATTCCTCAAGCGAATCGTGGAATACTTCGAGGCATCTATCGACGTTTGGTTTTCGTAATTGGTTCAACATTTGGATTGTCCTTTATCTGTTGGAGTTTGATTTGGTTGGATTGGCATTCCTGCATGCGCTTAAAATGCTCGCCTCCAGTCATGCTGATATTCTTTTTATTGTTAATGTTTATTTTTAATTCAGTTAAGTCCTCACAGTTAAATGTTTCTGGATCGCTAAAATATATTCCATCTTGCCCTTGATAAATGTTATAGTAAAACTTCCCACTGCGCAGTAAATGCCTGCAAATAAATGTTGCTTTGCTTATTCTGCGCTTTGGGTTCAATCTTTTATTCCTTTAATACTGCCACCATGTTTCTTGCTTTTTGGCTGACCTGTTCTGTCCCAGTCGGTGAACGTAACCTGACCCTGTGTGTGATAGAGTCCAACAGCGATATTACTTAAGTGCAATGCCAAGCGTATCATGCTCCCCAGATAAAGATTTTAAGACTGCATCAATACTTTGTGATGTTGCTTTATCTTCTAACAGTGCAGTAGCTACTTGCATGTCTGAATATTCCTGAGTGCCACTCATGTGTAGACCTAATCTTCTGCGAACATCATCAAGGTGGTCTGCGCTTAAATTATTTTCAACATTATCAATTTCATCTTGTAGTTTTTCTGCATCCTTCTCAATTTTTTGAAGCGCTTTTAATCGTTTAAATTCTTCAGTGCCTTTCCAGCCATCCATATAGGTATGTGACTCTAATCTATATCCATCTTTAGTCTTGCTGAATTTAATAGGATTATAATAATTTGCATCAATTGTAATATCTGATTTCTTTAAGGTGAATCCCATTTTCTTAGCTGTTGCAATAATTAATTCTGCCAATTCATTTTCTTTTAAAGATCGTTCTTTCTTCAATTCTTTTATGAGTGGCGTATTTTTTGCTTCAATCGCATCCAACTTATCCTCTTGCTTTGCTTTATAGCGGAGCAATGCGGCTAATACTGCCTGTTTCTTTGTTGGCTTTCTAATTTGCTGTGCAACTTTAGCCTGGTCAGGCTCTATTAATGCGGTTGTCATCTTTTATTCCTTTTTGGGTGAGCTACCTAGGGTAGCGGGTTGATTTGAAAGTAAAGTATTAATTAAGGCTGATGGTCATTTGTCGTAATTGTCCTCATGTTTCTTTTTGTGTTTGAGCTTGAGCATACGGACCCACCACGGGGGCTGCTTTGGTACTTTGTTTTTCGTTTTGTCTAGTATAGATCTGAAGCGATTGGATATTGATTTTTTAATTTCATCTCTGTGTTGCTGGATTTTGGCTGTTTTGCCACCACGGTGCCCACCAGATATTATTTCAGTAGTTTTGGCTTTCTTTTCTTTATCTACCATCTCAAGAAAGTTTTTATCCGTTGGATATTTAGCTAGGTTATTCTGTCTATCTGGTCTGATGTTGGGAGGGTCCAGTTCATATTTCTCTGGATCAATTTCGCCAACAGCCTTTGCAAATTGTTTCATGGCGCTTTGCGTTGGCCACAAACTGCCTTCTATTTTAATATTAACACTCCTGCCTCTTTCGGTATAGCTAGGGCATTTAATTACCATTTGTGGTTCGACCCGTTTGCTAGTTCTCAGGATTTTATACCCATTGAACTCTTGTGCTTTCATATTATATTCATCATGAACTTGTTGCACAAATGCAGAGCGCGCTTCTATGCGTAGCCTACAAAAATCATGTTCACTCAATAATAAATATGGCTCAGGCTTTTTACCATCCGCAGTTGGGTGCCTAATGTAATAGCGATCAAAATCACTCATAATATCATCAAGCACAGGGATAATTAATTCTCTTGTTTTGGCCATTAGATGTATCCTATTAAATTGTTGTGTGCATCAAGCAGTTTAATGCATGAGCTGCCATGCATATCTGTGTTTAATACAAGACGCTGCTTTCCAAGATCATTTGAATTATTTATTTGTGCAAGCAAACCTCTGGATCTGTTTTTGGGGCGCATAACTGGTTTTAGTTTTACTGCCATATGGCCAGCGCCTGTTCTTAGGACTGCATCCTGTTCGCTTGCTGCAATAATTGCTGCGTTATTTTCATGTATATTCTGTAGGGCTTTAGTTGTTGGGGATAGAAGTTCAGTTATTGGGTCTAATTCTTCAGCCTTTTTTAATAATCCATTTGCCAACTGTCGCATCTCATCAGGGCCATTAAGCCAGAATGTACGCTTCTCTTTGCAATTCATTATTTCGTTACGATCAGTTATACTAACCAGATATTGTTTCCATTGCTTAGTCTTATCTTCATTATGAAAATTGGTGTTGCTGATTTCAATTTTCATTTATTTAATCCTTTTGCTATCTATTTTAAATCCTTCTATTCTAAGTCCATTCTCAAAACAAATATATGCCTGGCCAGGATCTCCATGGCCACAGCATGCATTCGTGACGCCATCTAAGACACCCAAGCATGGATCGGGCAACCCCGTGTTACTGTTTCCATACTTTCCGCAATGCCCACACGGTCTATTAAACCAGTTTTCAACCGTTAATGTATCATCATCACAGAATCTAAAATCACCATTATCGTCTTGATAAATAGGATGCCCACGCAACGTGTCAGACATCAGATTTTATTTTCTCTTGTGCATAAGCTGCGTGTGATTCAGATTTAGCAATAGTTGTAATATCGACAAAACGGTTGGATCTGAATGGCCAGCGACCATTATGGAATGCTATGCGTCCAACGCTATCTGACTTTCCAGGTCGTTCGATAAGTTCATCTTCAATTAATGTAACCTGCCTGCCTTTTATAATTGATGCAGTGTATATTCCCCCTTCTATTGGCATCCACGGTCTGTCGCAATTGCTAGGGAAATAGTCATTGATGCATAATAATTTAATCATTATTCAAATCCTTCTGTGTATGTATCTTTTTCTTTAGAATCATAACAACCAATGAACCACAACTCGTAATCACGTTTAATAACAATGCCTGTCTGTTCCCCTTCATAAGCGTATACTTCAGCATCATCTGGTATTTGATGCAACAATCTTTTAAGTTTTGAAGCTTTAATCATGATGATCATCCCATATAATGTTGCGCCAATTAGCGCCATGTTTAGTTGTCATAAAATCATCCCATGTATCTCTGCCAGTGCCATTACAGGTCCAGCACCTTATCTGTGCTCTATATTCTTTACAGCCACCAGTTGATCCTGTTGAGCCAGTACCATTACACGTGGGGCAAGTGGTCATGATTATCTCCCTGAGCTAGGGTTATATTCTTTTAATGAATATGTTTCACCGCACATACTGCAGTTGGCAGTATCAAAATCAACTCTTACCATGCGCCTTAATCCAGGACATTCCATACAGTAAGGTGCAAAGTTTTCATCCTCTCGCATGGTTTGTAAAGCAGGGTGCCATGGAGTGTGGAGATTCCTTTTTTTCTTAGTCATCTTTTATTCCTGATAAATAAAAATATGATTGGTCTGCTTATTTCTTTTGCTAGGACTTTAATAAAATTATCCCATGCATCAGATAAATCTTGACAAGCTTGTTGTGTTGTTTTCTTAGTCATGGCATATCCCCTAGCTTAACAGCTCGGTCTTTCTCTGCCATGGCATCAACGCCGCTTTGTATTTTGCCTGGAATGTTAACAATTAAATCTGGAGCCCATCCAGGGCCTTTGCAAAATGCCAACCAATTTTCATATGTTGTTGTGTCATATCCAAACACTGATGCTTTATTATCTGTTAACCAATGCGCTAATTCTTCTGGCGTTTCACATACAGGCGATTGTGGTGAGCCTTCGCTTGTTGTTTCCCACATTTGATATCCTTCGCCTTCAGGCGGTTCTATATGTTTAAAGTTTTCTGCTAGGGTTTTAATTTCTTCACTGGGCCACAATTCTCCATCTTCACCACACCATTTGCATTTCTTTTCTGTTATGCCAAGGCGTTTTGCTCGCTGGTCAACACATATATATTTATTAATAGCATCATGGCCCATGCCATTTGTTCGCGCCCATGCATTAACTTCAGCTGCGGTTGGGACTTCATTATTTTTATTTTCAAAATCTCTGAGCCTGCCATCATCCCAAAGAGCTTGCACTTCATCTTGGGTTATTTCATAGCACCAATTTATATTATACCAGCCATCGCTTAATATTTTATATTCAGGTGCCATGCCTGAGCCATCACAGGTGCTGCATTTTAATCCGCTATAAGGATTCCAATAGCCTTTCCAAATCTGGTTGGGTGGCCATTCAAAATCTAATGCTACTCTTTTTATTTCACGTCCCATCTTTAATCCCCTTCACTTGGAAGCATGTGGCCCAACAGCTCTTGATTATTTTCTTCTATATAGCTTTGAGCGTTTCTTAATTGAATACATGCATTGTAATTTGTTACACAGTTGATTCGCAATTCATTACAGAATGTATTAAAGAATTCACCTTGGACTTTATCATCCAGCCTGGCCAGCTGAGCAGCTATTGATTGGAGTATTAATTCTGTTGGGATGCCTGCAATTGTTTTCATTAAACTGTCAACCCATCAGGATATTTTGGAGCCAATGGCCTATTATCCTCTGGAGCTTTTTTACCACACTCAGGGCATTCCATATCTGGAATTACATTCTGGTGAAAATTTGTATCGTCATAGCCTGAGCCTTTATGTGTGTGGCTGCAATGCTCGCATTCATATATAGCTTGGAAGTCTCTGCGATGTTGAGAGATTATTTTTTGGATCTTCATCTTTAGTTCCTTTAATTGAATTTGACTATAGAGCGTTATTTTTAAGTTAAAGCTTTTATTTTGGTGGGTGGTCAGTGTTTAAATGTTTATTCAATTCCTTTATCTGTCTCAATATTATTTCTAATTCTATCTGGCCAAGGGCAAATTCAGGGAGCAGATCCCAAAATACATACCCATCAACAGTTAAAGTAATCCTGCCAATACCTGTCCCATCAATGACTACAGTCACGCAGGCGAAATTTTTCTTGTTGAATTCTATTTTCATGCTTAGCCCCTAGGTGTTATCACTGCCATGGTGCGGTTGATCACGATATTATAATCGCGGGGATTGCGTAAAGCATAACGGTGGTAGACAGATTCTGCTAGGGTGACGCAGGCGAAATGTTTTGTAATTTCCCGTTTTAAATGCCCGTGGCAGCGTTCATCTATTGCTGCTTTGGTTTTCTGATTGTGGATTGTTAATGGCATGGTTGCTCCTTATTGATCGCTACTTTTATAATATAAAATGCCTGCGCCTTCAGATAATTCATCAATATCGCATTCATCTTTTGTAGGTACTTGGCGGAAATGAACTCGTAATATAGCATGCGCTTCATTGCTGTTGCCAGCGCGGATTATTGCAGTGCCACCAAAACAGTTCATCAGTGTGGATTCAAAAGTAATTTTATAGAGCATCTTTTATTCCTTTATGGGATTAATGATTTGCAAAAGTCGATACTGTCTTGGTACATTTCTTTATCTGCTAGGGTATCAGCATTGATGATGGCCAGTTTATATAACTCGATGGCATCCTCATATCTGCCCTCACGCTCTGCTCTTTCTGCGGCGAATGGATGGAATTTGCATTTTGGGATTATGCGCATCTGTCATTTCTTTCTGTGCTAGGGATTCCGATTTCTTCAACGTAATTGACGGGACCATAAGGCTGGAGCCATTGTTCAACTGATGCTCTGTAAAGCGCGTGCTCTTCACTTTCTGCCCAGATGATATGCGATTTGCCTGAGGTAAAAGTCAAGCGGAATTTTCTGTCAGTGCGGGGCTCTAAGGCGTCTGGGTGCATGGTTGGTTCCTATGTGCAGGCCATGATGGTGAAGATGATAAGTATCCAAATGAGGATGAAAGCAGCGAGCATTATGTTTTCCTTTTATCTGAATTAGATCATATAGCGTAATTGTGAAAGTAAACAACTATTTTGGTCTGGTGTCTTAAATTTGTATAAGTTGTTTGCTTGGCCATGTTTAGTACCATTCTAGGATTTCAATCAGCCAGCGTGCTGCCTCTCCCGCAGACATGCAGCAATGGGAATTGCTACAGCGATCATCCTTATTGATGATTAGATATGTAGCCACCCAACCATGATCTGTTGGAGAGGCACAGAGCACAAGATTGTAATACTCATAGGAATATGCATTCCCTTTGTTGGCCAGTATATGTATTTTATCTGCGATTTTTTGCCGCCTCTCTTGTCTACTCATTACGCTCTCCTGTTACTTCTACTCTGTTCTCAAATGCTGTGTGGAAATGTTCGATGTCATCGAAGTTTATATTGGCCATTGCTGGTCTGTGGAGCATTTGAATTATCGACTTGAACTGCATTTCTGTGCATGTGATGGTAGCCACTAAATGTTTGAAGTGGGTATTGCGGCGAATCGTAACCGCATACATCAGGGCTGTGACTATGCCACGCCTGTTTGCTTGGCCATGTATTTCATAGCGATAGATTTTGAATTGTCGTCCTGCCTCTTTGATGGTTTGGTCTTGTGGTCTAATGACTCGCCCTACATGAATTATTTTACGTCCTACATAGGAATGACCTGCAGACATGAGTATCCAATCTTTTCTTTCTGGGGCCCAATACATGTCATTTGGTGCTATTAACCCCCTCTTAATTAATTTATAGCCATGAATGATGTTTGGCTGTGGATCAGATGCCTCCATATCTTTTTCAACTATATCCATAGTTTTTATTCCTAACTGGGTTTGAAGCTCTGTACCCAGTTTTTATGTGTAAAATAACTGGGTACGATTTAAAAGGCATTCTGTCGTATGTCTATTATATATATGATATTATATTAATAAAGAAAAAAGAAAACAATGATTTTTCTAGAACCCAGTATCGTGGTAAGTTGAGTTGTGTGAATGGTTTATGTTTGAAGGAATGGCAAAGGCAACTGGGTTAAGCCATATTCTTTACCTCAGTTATATTTAGAATTGATTATATATAGTCGAGTAGACGTGCTCCACTCCTAGCAAAATCGTCCGAGCTTAGACCAAAACGTACCTAGTTACCCAGTATTAAGGGGTTAGTTGAACTTTTTAATTGTATTGATACCAAGGGTTTACGCTAATTACTAGGGGGTTCTAAGAAACCCAGTCTTTTGACCAGCTGTCCATGTAAAATGTAGTCTGACAAGGGGTTACGGCGTATCGTAAGAAAATATTACACTCCAACTTTGCCAAAAACCCCTGATTTTATGCCAAAGTTTCCTCTAAGGATACCCAGTTGAAACCCAGTCTCTCAATGTTTTTGCCACTTTTACATCCTTTCGGTACGCTTTGGTTTTTTCAGCATCTTTTATGAATTCTTATCGACTTTGCCCAGACAATCCTTATTTTATAATCACCATGGCCAAAAACCATCCCAAAGATTCGGTAGAGCCACAGACTGGTAAACCACCGAGCAAGCGCACAAAGTCCTCATCCAAACGGGCAGCGAAAAAGTCTACCAAGAAAACTGATCTGGTTGACCAAGATCTATACAAAATAATGTCTCGTAAATTGTATCATATGACGCCGCTTGAGCGAAAGTTTGGTGATGCGTATGTTGATAATATCGGGACCATTTCAGCACGCAATGATGAGGACTATGCTATTGCGGTGGCCATTCATATTGGTATAGAAAATTATAATGCTAAGGGCTGGTCAAAATCAGCATTGAAAGAGCCATGTGTTCAGCATTACATTAATAATAAATCACGTAGTCAGATCCAGGCTCAAGGAATTACTAAAGAACGGATACTGGCTGAGTATGCTCGGATAGCGTTTGCTGATATTGGTGAGGTGGTTGAATTTAAAGATGGCCGTGTAAAAGTTAAGCCGTTTGAGGAAATGGGTGAAGATGCAAGGCGTGGTGTGTCCAGCATACAGGAAACAGTAGGTGAGAAATCCACAACTATTAAAATAACCCAACATGATAAAATGAAGGCATTAGAAATGTTGGCTAAGCATGAGGGTCTTGTTGATGAGGATAGGAATGATGAGACCCCAGCAGAGATAGCAATCAAAGCAATAGCAGCGGCCCAGGAAATGGCCAGAATAACAGGAGGAGAATAACATGGCACTACATATCAAGCAGAACGTTAAAAAGGCAGCAGCATCAAAGCCCAAGTCTAAATCGTCAGGTCTTATGAAGCCCAAATCTAAAAAGAAGTAAATTAATGGGTGAGGATGGCGATACAAATAAAGGCCAAGATGACTTAATGGAACGGATTACTAATGTTGCCTGTTCAAGTATAGATGAATGGGGCCTTACTATTGCTGATGTCGTTGGAGTGTTGCATTGCGTGGCTTTTAATATACAAAAAGCTGTTGATCAAATAAAGGATGAGGGTGAGGATAAATTATGAAAGACTTCCCACCAGAGTGTTGGGTTAATATACCATGGCCATGGTCTTTAGTAAAAGGCTATATATTTTATGAGCATTGTGTACCTGACATGGTGATACAATGGGAGATTAGAGGCAAGGTTGATGACCAATTAATAATAAGGCACCCAATGCCCAGCAGTAATAGTTATATTTATAAAACAATAAGGCAATCATTATTGCTCGAACAATTTGAGACAAGTAGATTCCATGTGAATAGACCAGGGATGTAACCTATGGTAGCTATAGCCAGGAATCCAAAGACTGGTAGTGCTGGATTAACTTCACGATGGACAGAATTAATACCACACGCTACTCAGCAGGCATTATGGAATAGTGATGCCCGTTTTCGTGTGGTGCCTTCAGGGCGTCGATCTGGTAAGACTGAATTTGCTAAGCGATACATTGTCTATAAGGCAATAACATTTTGCGACTATCCTGATGGGTGGTTTATATGCGCCGCTCCTACCTATACGCAAGCCAAAAATATTTACTGGAATGATTTAAAAGCATTAGTGCCTAAATGGGCAATTGTCAAAATATCAGAGACTGAATTATCTATATGGCTCTTTAATGGGGTCAAATTACAAGTTGTTGGAATGGACAAACCAGAGCGGGTAGAAGGGCCACCGCTTGATGGTATTATATTAGACGAATATGCCAACATGAAATCAGAGGCATGGACTAATAATGTCAGGCCAGCATTATCAACACGTGGGCGTCTTGGATGGGCATGGCTCATTGGCGTACCAGAGGGGCGCAATCATTATTATGATTTGGCCATGGGTGCTAAGAGGGGCAAAGAAGATTGGGCTTATTTCCATTGGTTTTCAGCAGATATATTAGACCCAAAAGAAGTGGAGGCAGCTAAGGCAGAGATGGACATCCTTACATTCCAACAGGAGTATGAGGGCAGCTTTGTTACCTTTTCTGGACGTGCTTATTATGAGTTTGATGATGAGGCGAATTGTGAGCACGGATTAAAAGACTTACATTATGACCCTAAGCGAATGCTGGACGTATCATTTGACTTTAATGTGGACCCTGGAGTGGCCATCGTTTCACAAGATACATTGTACAGAGGCAAAAACCCGAATTGCGCCGAATCAGTAACCGCCTGTATGGGTGAGGTCTATATCCCACAAAATAGCAACACGCCAGCAGTGTGTAATAAAATATTTGAGGATTGGGGTGACCATGTAGGGCTAGTCAGGGTATATGGTGATGCGACCGGGGGCAATCGTGGCACGGCCAAGCTCCAAGGCTCAGACTGGGATCTCATTGATGAGATGTTTCGTAAGCGTTATAGCGGGCGGTATGATAATGAGGTACCACGTGGAAATCCTAGTGTCCGTGGCAGAATTAATGCGGTTAATTCCCGAATTAGATCAGGTAATGGAACCAACCGATTAATGATAGACACCGATTTATGTCCATGGTTGATTAAAGACCTTGATGGTGTGCGTATATTGAAGGGCTCAGCAGGAGAATTGGACAAGGCATTCGATAGATCATTAACCCATAGCTCAGATGCTTTAGGCTATAAAATTGTGAAAGACTTTCCGGTTGATGGTGGTGATAATATTGAAGTGACCCTTCTATGACTGTCCATATTATTATTCTTTATTTTTTGATCAATAGTCCTAACCTATAGCAATTCATTCTCAACCAAGGAGATAATAATGGCTGAAGATAAAAAGAAAACCAGTTGGAAAACCACAGTTGCAGGTATCGCTGTTGCTGTTGGTATTTTAGCTGCACAAATTGGCAATGTTCTGGATGATGATCCTGAAACAGTATTTAGTTATGCCGCATTAGTCACTGCTCTTGGATCACTTGGTATTGGGTGGTTTTCTCGTGACAAGAATGTGTCCAGTAAAGCTTCGGGCGTTGAATAATCCAATAATAAACGCTTGATCATTTGGGATGCTGAGTGAGGCAGAGCTTGTTGTTTTTGCTGTAATCAGCTTTGGAACGGGGAATGTGGATGCCTTATCCTAAGAAAGTTCGCCTCTTCGGGGTGGGATAATAATGGATAATAAAAGACTTGATTTTTGGGTAACGACTGTGCTGATCATTATGGTGTCATTATTAATCGTATCTATTGTAATGACCATAAGGCAGATGCCATGAGTTGGATAATGGGTATATTAAAGATGTTTTTTGGCCTGTTCTTAGATAAGGCAGTTGAAGAAATAAAGAAGCCTGACGAGGGACATTTTATTGGGGGCGATAAAGAGTTGGTTGATGATGTAGCAGCAGATATAGAAAAAAAGATATTCTCAGAGGCAGATACTGATATAATTTTACCAGGCCAAGAAGAATTCGATGAAGCCTTGGAAATCGCAAAAGATGATGCAGTTGTTATAGCAGCAGGCAGGAAAAAAATTGACGAGAGAGATAAAGAAGTGTATAGCCACCCAAATTGTGTGTTCCACTATTGCCCGCATCCTAAATTGTGTAGAGGCGTTGGTGTTGGATGCACTATTGTCAATAAGAAAAAGGATATGGAACATGGATGAAAAATATAAATTTTCTAAGATAGAGGATGATGGTCAATTGCCCAAGATCATATCAATTGATGAAAGGCCTGCCAATCTAGGTAAGCGTGGCGAATTAAAAGTGGTGCTTATTGATATGCCGGATGACAGATTACAAGAATGCCATGCGTATACCCCACAGCCCTGTACAGCAGTAATACCTGATCAGGAAACGCCTAAAGAAAGGCTTATAAGACAACATCCTTTCTTTAGGAGATTGATAAACAAATTATTCCCATTATTTTTATGTCTATGTTTGTCCTCATGCTTTGGCTTCAGACCAGAGGCCATTATTGCCCACCCAGATAGCCCATTCCTTATCCAAGAAGTAAAGGGCCATTATGCCCATGTATTGATATACGATAAAACAAAGAATAAATTAATTGACTATGGTTGGGTGGATATGAAGTTGAAATTCCAAGGTTATACATTGTCCAAATATAACTGGGAAAAATTAATCAATAAGAGAGCTGCCAATGCCCCATAAAGTAGCAAGACGAACAAGTATAATTCGGACACAAGGTGATCAGGATCAGCCTGATGCGGTCAGCGATTATAATAGACAACAATTTGAGATCTGGAATCTGGTTGAGGCACTGCGTGATGGTACAGATGCTATGCGGGCACAAGGCACTGAATTTTTGCCCAAGGAAACTAAAGAGACAAAAACCAAATATAAGAATCGTCTTAAACGATCATTTTTGTTCAATGCGTATGATGAGGCAGTAAGCTCTATTGCCAGTAAGCCATTCTCAAAAGAAGTTGTTATTGTTGGTGATGAATTTAATGAATTTATTGAGAAGATAAAAGATGATGCTGATAAAGAGGGGCGCAACATTACCCAACTTGCCCATGACCTATATGATAGTGGTATTGATTTTGGTATGGTTTCTATCCTTACTGATTTTTCATGTAATATGGATGAAGAGGGCAACCCTTTATCATTAGGTGGGGAGCGTGATGAGGATATAAGGCCATGTTTTATTTTAGTGCCACGCCCAAATATATTAGGCTTCAGAGAGGACCCAAATAAACCAGGACGTTTAATTCAATTAAGAGTGTTTGATCAACGCACTGATGAAGAAGGCAAATTTGGTGAAGACACTATTGATATGATCAGAGTGTATGAGCCTGACAGTTGGGAGATATGGGAGCGTGTTGCTAATAGTGCTAATGAGTGGTCAATGGTTAAGGACGGCACTAATACATTGGGCGAAATACCATTGACCAATATTTATTTTAAACGTAAAGGATTCATGCAGGCAGATCCATCAATGGGATCCCTAGCATGGTTAAATTTACAACATTATCAATCCAGTAGTGATCAAAATAATATATTGCGCTTTGCTAGGACTGGTACTTATTTTGGCGCTGGATTTAGCGCTGATGAAATAAAAACATCGCTTATTATTGGCGTTGATAATATGGTTAAGGCTAAAAATCCTGATGCATCATTAACAGTTGTCGAATTCCAGGGTCATGCGATAGAGGCAGGCTCAGCAGATTTAAAACAAATTGAAGATCGCATGGAAATGCTAGGAGCCCAGCCATTATTACAGCCCTCAAATTTGGCTACTGGTGTTGTGATTAATGATAAGAAAACAACCACCTTTGCTCAATCATGGGTGCGTGCTACGTCTGCTGGATTAGTGAAAGCTTATGAATGGGCTGCTAAGTGGTATGGTATTGACGAATTGCCTGAAGATTTTGCTGTTAAAATATTTGAAGATTTTACTGCATCTATTCAAAGCGATAAAACAATGGACCAGGTTTTTTCTGCTAAGGATATGGGTATATTGACCAAGAAAACCACATTAGAAGAAATGCAGCGGCGTGATATTATTTCTGCTGATATTGATATTGAGAAAGAATTAGAGGATGCAGAAGGGGAAATTGATAAAGGTCTTGGCCTAGGTCAATTTGGAGATGATCAAGAATTTGATGAAGAAGGCAACCCGATAGAGAAACCTGAATTAGATGAGGATGGTAATCCAATAGTTAAGCCTGAGCTTGATGAAGATGGCAATCCTATTGAGGAATAATTAATGCCGCACACCGTTAATGAGATATTACAAGACAGGGCGATAAGGCATGCCGTATTTCTTGAGCGATTAAAAACGCATGAAGCAAATCAAGTATTAAATTTTTTAGATACGGATGTGTTGCCTGATTTACAACGGCGCATTGATAATGTCCTAGCAGCTACACCAAATCTGACCAGGAGTAAAGGTATTAAATCCACTAAGCGTTTACAGGCGATGATGGCAGGGGTTGAACGGGTATTAAAAGAATCAACTGATCAGATATATAATAAGAGCAGAGATGAGTTTTTTCAAGTTGCTGAAATGGAGGCTAAATTTCAAGCTAAAATGTTAGATGATGCTTTCCCTGTTGATGTGGGCATTACTTTACCAGCAACACAAATATTACATAGCGCAGTGGTCAGTAATCCATTTCAAGGTAACACATTAAGAGGCTGGTGGAATAATGTTAATATCGTTACCCAGGCACAAATTCAAAGTCAATTAAATATTGGCTTAACCTTTGGAGAAAGTAATGAGCAATTGGCCACACGATTATTTGGCATCCAAGGTGGCTCTGTATTTAATAAATTAAGACGCAATGCTGTTACGATAACCAGAACAGCAGTAACAGCAGCGACAACCCAGGCCCGTGAGGCAACCTACAAGGCAAATGGGAGTGTTATTAAAGGCGTTCGATATTTGGCAACGCTGGATGCTCGCACTACTGATATCTGCGCATCATTGGATGGACGTGTATTTAAAATTGGCCAAGGACCACGGCCCCCTCTCCATATGCGATGCCGCAGCACAACGGTGCCCATAACTAAATCATGGCAGGAACTAGGATTCAACTTCAAAGACTTAAATGAGGGTCAACGCGCAAGCATGAATGGATTAGTCCCAGAGAGATTAAATTATCGACAATGGTTAGCTGGTCAATCTAAGAAAGTACAGAATCAAGTCTTGGGCAAGAGTCGTGCTGCCATATTTAGAGCAGATCCACGAAATCCAGACCAGGCGTTTGACCGGTTTGTTGATGATAATTTCAAATCTGTTTCCCTAGCAGATATCAAAAAAGCCGAAGGGTTGGAATAATTTGATCACCAGAGATTATTATTTACTTGAACATAATTCATTATATTATACCCACAACTGTTCATATTAGTGTTGCCCAATTGCGTGATGCTTTTGGTGGTGTGATACCTAATAAGAATATGGACAACAACCAGTCCAATATGCGTGATGCTGAGGGCGAAAAAAGCGTGATGCTTAAGAGGAAATCCAATGTCTTTAACTGCCGTATTAGATTCAATTGATTCATTACCTGATGCTATTAAAGCAGAATATAAAGCAGGTACTGGTGAGCTTGAAGGAAAGTTTGTTCTTGATGTAGTTGCAGCACACAAAATGTCTCTTGGTGATAATGAGGGGGCTTATAATGCTCTTCAAAGTGAAAGAGGGATTAGTAAAGATTTAAAGTCAAAACTTTCCTTGTACACTATTGATGGCACAGATGTTACTGCCCAACAGGCTATTGATGCCATCACTAAATTGAAGAATTTTGATCCAGCAGATAAAGAAAAGATTAAGAAAGCAATTGAGGATGAAGTCAAATCTGGCTATGAGAATAAGCAATCTGAATTAAATACTAAGTATGAAACTGATACAAAGACTTTAAATGATACTAATTCAAAATTGCGTAGTCAATTGCACAAAGAATTAATAACCTCTAAAGCAACGATAGCATTAAGTGATAAAGCGCCTGATGCTGTTGCCCTTTTACTACCACATGTTGAGGCCCAGGCCAGAGTTGAAGATAATGATGATGGCACTTTACGGGTTGTGATTAAAAATGCTGAAGGTGGAACACGTTTGAGTCCTGTGTCACAGAATAATAATCCTATGACGTTGGATGAACTGGTTGATGAAATGTCCAAGAAAGATGAATTCAGCAAAGTGTTTGCTGGGTCCAATTCCCAAGGTGGCGGCGGCAGCGGCGGTGCTGGTGGAAAAAACAAAACTAAATCTTCAGGTGATGCTCATGGTGCAGCCTTGTTATCACAAGTGCGTAAAGCAGAAGTATCCTGAATTAATTAAAAAGGAATAACCAATGGCTCTTACTCTTATTGAAGCGGCAAAAGTCGAACAGGATGATTTAACCAGAGCAGTTATTGAAATATTTGCTCAAACGGTTGGTATTTTGCGCGTGTTGCCTTTTGATGAAATTCCTGGCAATGCTTTAAAATATAACCGTGAAGAAACACTTCCTGGTGTTGGCTTTCGCGGTGTGAATGAAGGCTTTACAGAAAGTACTGGGGTTTTAAACCCAATGACTGAAGCTCTGGTCATTGCTGGTGGTGACCTTGATGTTGATAAATTTATTATCGACACCAGTGGCACTGATATCCGTGCTCAGCATGAAGCTATGAAAGTAAAAAATCTGGCGCATAAATGGGCTGAGACTTTCATTAAGGGTGACAGTGATGTTAACCTTAAAGAGTATGATGGTCTGCAGAAACGCCTTGGCGGTTCACAGGTGCTGTCTAATGGTGCTACATCTGGTGGTGATCCATTATCGCTGGCCAATCTGGATGAATTAATTGATCTGGTGGATGAAGCTACCCATCTTTTAATGAACAAAGCTATGCGCAGGCGTATTGATGCTGCTGCTCGCAGCGTTGCTGTTGCTGGTACTATTGTTTATGAAAGAGATGCATTTGGCAGACGTTTTGCTATCTATGCTGATCTGCCGATTGTAATTATGGATGAAAATGGTTCTGCTTTCCCAACGCTTCAATTTACTGAAGCTGCAACGGGTGGTGGTTCTACTGCTACATCTATCTATTGTGTATCACTTGGCATTGGAATGTTGGCTGGTATTCAGAACGGTGGCATTGATGTTCGTGATATTGGCGAGCTTGAAAGTAAGCCTGCTATGCGTACACGTGTTGAATGGTACAATGGAATCAGCTTATGGCACCCACGTGCTGCTGCTAGGCTCCGTGATATTTCTAATGCCCCTGTTGTAGTTTAATTATTCTTTTCATTCTAATTAATAAGGAATAGCCAAATGGCAAACCCACTTATAGGTTCAGAGAACAGAACCTTTGATGCTTTACTTGTTCTTGAAGATGGTGCTGGCGCTAAAACCGCCACTGGTGTTGGTCAGGATGGCGGCAGTGATGCTGAACTTGATCTTGGCACTGGAAGCATGAAGGGTGATCTTGTAATTATACCAACAGCCCTTGATTTCACTACAGCTGATGAAACATATTTCATTACTCTTGAAGGAACCTCTGATGATTTTAGTAATGTCATTGACCTTGTTAGAGTTGAGTTGGATTCTGCTTCATTAGCAGCTGATAAAGTCGTTGTGCCTTTCAGCAATATGCGTGACGATGTTATTCATAATAAAGTGCGCATTAAACATACACTTGCTGGCACCACACCAATCCTGACTTATACAGCACGTCTTGCTAAACATCTGTAATTTCCCTCATAGTCGGGATAATCGAATAACCCCTAGTGAAGCCAAGTAGCTAGGGGGAATCTTTTAAAAATAAGTACAGGAAAATCCAATGGCTAAAGCTAAAGATGCAAATGATGTATATGTTCCAATAACAAATGCCGCTGATGGCAGAGTTAGAATTTTTATGCTGCCCAATAAAGAGGGCCCAAACGCCGCTGTTAGAAAAGGTGGATACAAACGTGTGTATGCAGTTGATGCCCGCGAATTTATTGCCTTGGGCATTGGTACCTGGTTTTCTGCCGCAGACCAGAAAAAGCGTATTGAAGCTGCTGCTGGCGATACATCTGGTATTGAAGCTGATGCTGATAAATCAATTGAAAAATCTACTGCTCAGGATCTGCAAAAGATTATTGACAAAGAAGATTTACCTATTGATTTAAGTGATTATGAAAAGATTGGCGATAAGCGTGATGCAGTCAAACAGGCTATGGTTGCTCAAGCTCAAGCATCTGCTGCTGGCGGCAGTGATGAGTAGAAAATACTCATGTGAAACTGTTAAGATGATTAATCCTGATGGGGACAGAAAAGATGTTGTCATTCATGTTTCTAAGCGTCTTGAAAAAGAGGGCTGGAAATTCGCAAAAAAGCAGCAGGAGCCAATCAGCACTGACGGGGGTTAAATGGCTTTAATCATTGAAGATGGGACAATAATTGCTAATGCTGATTCGTATGTGCCCATCGCTGATGTTGATACATACAATGATGATTATGTTGCTGACGCCACTTGGACGGCTTTATCTACAACATTAAAAGAAATAGCCATTCGCCAAGCAGCAGATGCTTGAGCTTGAGCAACCATAGCCTGTTTGACTGCATCACGCTTATCGCCAATCTTTTCATAATCACTTAAATCAATAGGTAAATCTTCTTT